ATGGCAGAAGGGTATGTAGATAAAGCAGATATATTTGAGTTAACAAGCCCTCCAGATGTAAGATATACAATGGATATAAGATATATAAAGTGGCAGGCAGAGTTGGCTGAGGCAGCAACCCCTGAAGTTGCACGTATAGACGATTTAATAGTTGCTGCAACTATAGTGGAAGGATGGCATGCCCTTGGTGAATTAAAGCTAAGGGATGCTGCACAGGATTATTTTATGGGCATGCTTGCATCACACAAAGCTGTTGATAGAATAAGACCTGATTATGCACCAGTGGCAAAGGGGTATGGCTCTCAGGGATTTAGAAGTAGTAATATGATGGCTGAAGCATATAAGTATCCTTTTATAAGGGGATAACATGGATTATTATACAGTATCTAACCCTTCCCCCAACTACTACACAACAACTATTGCAACTAAAACATGGTATGAGTCTTCTATCATAGCTATACGTACGTGGTTATCTCTTGCTAATCAAGATGCAAAGACATGGGCAAAGTTAAAAGAATTAGGCTTAACCACATGGAAGAAGTTAGGTGCAGTAAGAGGTGCTGTTACATTTTATTACATGGTGCCTGAGCCAAGCACATCATTTTATAGTGTGCTTGGTCCAGATACTACGTATTATGAGGTGAGTGCATGAATAAAAAGAATATTGTTATAACTGTAATATCTGTTTTAATACTAACATGTATGTTTGCATTTGCAAGGGATACGACAACTGATTTAGGACTTATTCTACCTACATGGGAAGAAAATGTAGACATTCTAAATGACTATAATACAAACTTTAGGATAATAGAGTCATTTGCATATGATCCACTGGAGTTTGATATATGGGAACGTGTAGAAGATAGAGTAGGTGCAATGCTTGGTGGCACTGAAACACTCATAACTGTTACTTATGATGACGCTGGGAATGCCATCAACTTTATAGTTAATAATGATTTATCTTTGTATAGCAATGCAACTTCTGCCTTCATTACAAAAGCTGTAGGGGATTTAACTTACTACTACCTTAAAACACAAATTGACACTCAAGGTGAGATGGAAACTATTTGGAGTGTTACTCTTTGCACTGACGCAGAGTTAGCAGCTTTCACAGGAACTACTAACATAGTTACACTTGGTACAATAGGTACTGGTGTATGGCAAGGGACTGCTGTTGCAGATGCGTATGTTCCTAATAACATTACAATAGAGTTAGCTACTCTTGCTACAACATTTACCTGTACTGACAACGAGAATGAGAACGTAGCTGCTTTGATAGTCTTTGTGGATGGTGCAACTGGTGCACAAGATGCAGAGACAGATGGAGACCTATCTTATAATCCATCAACTGGTACTTTGTCTGCAACTTCATTTTCAGGTGATGGTTCTGTCTTAACTGGAGTTGGTTCTGCTACTGCAATAGCATTAACCATTGATGCAAAAGAAGAAAATACAAGTGCAATAGTTAAGGGACAGCCACTTTATATTAGTGGAGCTACTGGTGCATCATTTCCAAAAGTTGGATTAGCTGATGCTGATGTTGCTGGCAAAGCTCATGTTATTGGAATAGCAGCAGAAGCATTTTCTCAAAATGGTATTGGTTTAGTGAGAATTGCTGGAGTGTTAGAAGGAGTAGATACTCTTGGTGCAAATGCAGTAAACCCAGCAGACGAAACTTGGGTTGCTGGAGACATATTATATCTATCTGCCACTACTGGTGGAATGACAAATGTAGAACCAACCGTTGGTCGTGTTGTAGAAATAGGGCACAGTCTTTATGGAAGTAGCAATACAGACACTATTCAATTACATCTTGCACATACACATCCACACATAGAGGTAGCAGCAGGTGAAGATATTATACTCAGACTTGGAGATAGTGCTGCTTCAAACAAAGTTATTATTAAAGATTATGCAAATACAGGAGTAGCTTTTATAGATAGTGATGGTAAGGCAGACTTTACGAGTCTTACTTTAGATACTCCATTAATAATTGCTGAGGGTGGAACAAATTCTGGAACAGCTTTAAGTAGTGATTTTGTTATGATTAGTTCTGGTGGGGCAATAGTAGAGAGTGCAACTATAACTGTAACTGAGTTAGGATTATTAAATGGGTTAACTGGAATACAACCACTTGATACTGCCTTGACCAATATATCTGCACTTGCTTATGTATCCCCTTCGTTTATTAAGTTGACAGCAGATGATACCTATGCAGTTAGAACGTTAGTACAAGTTAAAGAAGATTTAGACCTTGAGATTGGAACTGATGTTCAAGCGTACAGTGCAAATACTGCTTTTAGGACGGATAAATTAAGTGCTTTTGCTGCAACCACTTCTGCTGAACTTGCAGGAGTGATAAGTGATGAAACTGGAACTTTAAAACTAGTATATAGTGATTCGCCTGTTTTTACTACGAATATTTCTACTCCTAATATAGTTTTTCCTGCTGGACAGAGTGCAAGTGCTAATGTAAATACATTAGATGATTATGAAGAAGGAGAGTGGACAATTGGGGTAGCCTTTAATGGTGGAACAACAGGAATAACATACACTAGCAATACAGGATATTATACAAAAATAGGCAATATAGTAACTATAAGCGGGTATATGACATTATCATCAAAGGGGACATCTACAGGAATTGCAAGACTTACAGGTCTTCCATTCACAGTTGTAAATAATAGTGCTGGATATACTTCAGCACCAGTATCTCTCATTGGCGGGATATCCTTTGCTGGTCAATTTCAAGCATGGACTGCCATAAATACAACAACAATAGAACTTTTTGAAATTGCGGAAAATGGAGTAAAAACAGCTCTGATAGATACAGATTTTGCAGATAACAGTGAAATTATAGTTGGCTGTACGTATAGAATAGAATAAGGAGATGATGTTATGGAAGAAATATTATTTAAGTGGATACCAACAGTTGGTTTTCCTATTGCAGTGGCAACTTATGTTTTATTAAGAATAGAACCTAGATTAAATGCATTAACTGATGTAGTGAAAGATTTAACTGCAATCGTAAGTACTGACTCTGCAAATACGAAAGGTGTTAAGGACGCAATAGATAGGCTAACAGTTGAGATCGCAAGGATGAATAGTAAATAGGAAGTAACCATGTCATTATATATAACTAAAAATTTTAAATTTGCTGAAATTCGGTGCCCTTGTGGGTGTGGTAAAGATAGACCAGTTGATGCACGTTCTATATACTTGTTACAGAGTCTTAGAGATTACATAGACGAACCTATTTATGTATCTAAAGGTGGAGGCATTAGGTGCCCTGCATACAACAAATCTATAGGTGGGTATTGGAACTCTGCTCATTTGTTTGCTAAAGCTTGGGACATTAAATCACCTGGGATGAGTGTAATTGAACTTGCTGAGGAAGCTAAGAACATAGGCTTTGATAGGGTAGGATTATATCCTGATAGTGGGCATGTACACACTGATACTTTTAGACCTATACCAAGCGAAGCATGGGTTAAATGTAGAGGAAAGGATTTCATTTACTTTAAAAAGTTTGAAGATGCTATTAAGTATGTTAAACTAATAAAAGAAGGGAGGTGAAAAAAGATGGGAAAGTATCGATGGCACGGAACTGTGTGGAGTAATACAGGGTGTCCTGGGGAATACCATAATCCTGGCTGGTGGACAGCAGATGAAAAAACTCTCATTGTGGCAGATTATAAAAATCCAGCAACTGGAAAGCCTTACACTGAAACAGAATTAGACAAGATACATGGTGTTGTAGTTCCTCCAATTGTTATACCTGTTAAGCCTGCAGCAAATGCGACTTCAACGTGGATACTTGGAGTTATTATTGTTATAATAGCGGTTGGAGTGGTTTGGTTTGTAGTTAAATAATATTATTATCTTATAGAAAGGAGGTGATATAAATGACACAGATATTTAAGATATTAGGGATACTTGCGGGGATAATCCCTTTGATATTAACTTTGATTAAAGAGTTTGAAACTCCTGGCTTTGGCCCAGAAAAAAAGAAAGTAATCTTGGATAGCATTGCTTTACTCTATGACCAGTTAGGGATTACGTATATAACAAAAGAGAAGCTGTTAGGAGTTGCAGGTAGTTTTATTGATATAGCAGTTGCTTTCTTTAATGTAGTTGGTTGGTTTAAACACACAAACCCTACGCCCAATACTTAGGAGACAGTTGGTTAGAGAAGAAAACTATACCTATGTGGACTAAGGCTTTTAAGGCTTGGGGGATTTATGATGAGGATTATCATGAAAAGTATAGGGATTATATTCATAGTAAAAGGTATAAAACTTATATAGACTTGGTAGCTAATGATATACAGGAGAAGATTAGATTATCTGTATTAAGTAATGTAAAGATTATAGTAAAGTAGAAGTAGAGGAGAATAGATGGCTAAAGAAGATGTAGTAATAAAACCGTTTCCAGCGTATGCACCCACTTTGGGCATAATAGGTAATATACCTTCTACTATGCTAGACCCACGTGCCTTCACAAATTGTAATAACATAAGACTTAAAGATGGAGTAGCAAGTAAAAGAACAGGATATGTAGCATATGGAACAGGCACTATAACTGGTATACCATTACTTCTGTTTGGGTATCAACAGTTTAATTTAACAGAATATGAAATTTTAGTTACAACGACTGATGTATATTATAGAAATGGGGGTGGTGCGTGGGCGCCCCTTGTAGGTAGTTTGACTGGAACAGTGACAAACAGGGCAAGTCTGGCATTTATAGAGAACTACATGGTATTTACTAATGGTATGGATGTGCCAGCGAAGTGTCTTGGAACTGTATGGAGTGCTCTTGATAGTAGGACTGAATTTTTACTGGGTACTGGTTGGACCTCTACAGGATGGACAGGAAGTTGGGCAGCAGGTTGGGTACATACAATTGGAAATGTTACTGCTTTATTACAGTCCAAGGCGGCTGTTAGTGCAACTGTATATCAAATTTCCTACACGGTTTCAGGAAGAACCGCAGGGACTTTTGTCATCGCTTTTGGGGGCAAAACTTCGGCTGCCCTCTCTGCAACGGGCTCTTGGAGACCAACCACTAGTTCTACTGCCAGTTTGGCTATTACTCCAAGCACAGATTTTGACGGGACAATTATTATTGCTATTAAAGTTGGCACTACTGTTGGTTGGGAGGATTATAGACCTAAGATATTTGTGCCATACAAAGAACGCTTGTTAGGGTTTAATGACAATGTAAGTGGTAGTGAAACAGCTATTAGGGAAATCCATTCAGTGCTTGGAGACTTTGATAATGTTAATGACACAGGTGCAGGATTTAATGATTTCACACGAGGCATGGGTAATGAAATTGTGGGTGCTGCAGAACTTAAAGATTATGTTGCTGTTTATAAAAACATGAGTTGTTGTTTACTTGACTACATTGGTGGCTCAAGTCTATATTCGTTAAATGCACACGTTCAAGGAATAGGGCTAGGAGCGCCTCATTGTATTGCTAACTTAGGAACATCACACATAATTTTAGGTAGTGATTGGAACATACATGAATGGAATGGTGGTTGGGAACTTAATCATATTGGAGACCCTATCAAGAAATTGTTGCAATCGGAGTTGACGGCGGCAAGTAAAGCTAAAGCTAAAATGAACTTCTGTGTAGTTAACCAAGAACAGAGAGAAGTAACATTCTTTATTGTTATAGGTGCTAATGAATACCCAACGAGAATGTGGACATACAACTTGGATGATAGAAGTTGGGTAAAGGGTACTATTGCATTAATATCTGGTGGTGGTAGTGTTACTAAAGCAGGAGTAGAACGTTCATTGTTAGGGCTGTCAGCGGGAACTACACATCACTATGATTACTCCGCTCTTAATGATGGTGCTGGTGCTATTGACTGTAACTTTGAGACTGGTGATTTCGTGTTAAGCAAAGAAGGATATCAAGAAAGGCAGAGAAGATATCAGGGCATGAACATAGATGTCAAAGGATATTCTACCTCATCTAAGTTGTCATTACAACACTCAGTTGATGAAGGCACTACTTGGTTACCAGTTACTGCAGATGAAAAGACGTTAACTGCTGCATATGCTTGGACTAACTGGAACTTCTTAAAGACAGCAAGAAAGATAAGATTTAAGTTTAGTGATGCAACAAAAGATGAGAGTTTTTATTTAAGATATTATGCACTTAACCAGAAAGAAGGAGAGATAGGGTAGATGGCATATCACGAAGTAACAATCTACTCATATAATGCTTATAATGCACAATATCTTAAAGTTAGCCCTAATCTTCCAGATGCAGGGTATCCAGACAATGATGCATATTTAGCGGTAAGAAATGCTGCCATAGCAAGTTCTTTTACTAAAAACACATCTCCCTATTATATAGGGCAAGATTGTGATTTCGATAAGGCAGGTGATACATACAACTATAGAACATATAGAATGACTGTACATTTTCGTAATGCTTTAAACATTAAAGCGGGTGCACCAATAGAGTATGCTTTATTACAAATAAATAAGATAGCTTACGCAGCTGAATTAGCAGCAACTTACGTAGTAACAAATGGGCAACCTGATTACCCACACGCACCCCCAGTTGCAGAAGATTTTGATATAACCCATTTTTCGGGTAATGGTGGACAGATAGTTAACCCTACAGGTACTGGCTGGAAAGATATACTTTTAAATGAGGATGGAAGAAGTTGGATAAACTTCGTTCTTTATGCGGCTTCTTTCCCCAATGATTATTTTTGTAGAATATGTTTACAATCACAAGATGATATTGATGGGGTGAGTACTGGGACAAATTTAAATAGACCTTTTATAAGCATAAGTGGGGCATATAATTTACAGCCAAGACTAACTATTCGCATTACTGTGTCTGTTCCTACAGTAGAAACAGATGAAGCAACAGATATAAGTTATACTGAAGCAACCCTTAATGGGGAAATTACACATAATGGATATTGGATGGGAACATATGGGTTCCAGTTAAAAGAAGGATTGGAAGGAGACATTACAACTCTTACTGGAAGTTCTACCTCACAACTTTTATCAACATACACTAAGTTCGCAGAAAATTTAACACCTTGCACTTTATATTATTACAGAGCATGGTGTAAAAATGAAGCAGGCACAGGTTATGGGGAGTGGATAGCGTTCACTACCTTATGTGACAATGAAGTAACAACTGAACCCCCTACTCAAGTAGACTCTTCGGGTTTTCCTTATTATAGATGCGCAATGGGTAATGGAACTATTGTAAGTGGAAGTAATATAACTGAAAGAGGGTTTGAAATAAAAGTAGCAGTTGACTTTTATGGAGTTGGCCCTTATATTTGGTGGGCATTAATAGGATTTTATAATGTAGGAGATATAACGGTAGATATGGGACAATGGACAGGGACTTTAACTAAAATAGAATATGACCATGGTACTCCATATGACCCTGAACTTGGAGCATATAAGGTGCCTTTAGGCAAATCTGGCGTATTTGAAGGTGAAGTTGATTATGCATTTAATGATGCATTAAATGAATGTGAGTCATATATATACAGAGCCTATATGATTGCAGGGGGCATTACATATTACGGTGAATACGTAGCATTTGATACTCCTTGTTATCCTTTAGGACATGCAAATGATAACGTATTACCAATAGAAGATATAATCCCTATAATTCCACCAATAATTCCAGAAGAACTTGAGCCTTTTTATATAGAATGGCCAGGGTACCCACCATTTGAGTTACCTCCGTTTGAGTGGCCTGAGTTTAGTTATCCTGACATTCCTTCATACAACGGTTCGTGGTTAGGATGGTTCTACTATAGAAAAGCATACACTAAAAGAGATTTAGATGACTTAAGAAAGAAATGTAGAATATTTCAAGATAACAGTACAGAGTATGCACTAGTTTTAAATCATAATGCAAGAGTGCTACAACAGTTTTTAAATACGATGACTGAATATTTAGATGCGGATGAGTATAACACGTTTAGACCTATTATACCACCTCAACACCTAAATGCACTTGCACGTGAACCTTTAGGAGTAAACGATTTTAAAGCAATTATAAATAATTTCATAAATAATAGTATAGATAATACAAACAATGTAAATAATAACTTCCAACTTATTAAGAGTGGACTTAGCGCTTATATGTATGCAGAAGATGGAGGTTTTAGAGATATATTAATTACTACGAAAGAGATAAATGATGATAACCCTGATGTAGATGGGCTAAAGAAAGTGATAGATAGATTAAATCAAGAGATGGCAAATAATTATACAATAATAAATCATAACTTACATGTATTAAGAGCAATATTAATTTAAAGGAGAGTGATAAGTATGGCAGGAGTAAGTTGGGGCGGGGCAGGTAAGAAGAAAGCGCAAGGAACATGGCCTATAGGAGAAGAGCTAGTTGGATTTGAAAGCTTGACTCCTAGTCAACAGGCATTGAGTGCGTCATTAATAGAATCATTACAGGGATATCTTGCACAACCTGGTGGTGCAGGTGGATTTAAAGAAGAGTATGCAAAACCATTTAGTCCTTATGGTGGAGCTGTCGGAGGTGCATTGGAGAGTGCTCTATTAACGGCGCTATCTGGCAAGTTCCCAGAAGGAATGTACCAAGAGTCTATTGCTACTCCTACTCGAAGAGAGTTTGAGGAAGTATCTGCTCCTGCAATTAGAGAAGAGTTTGCAGGTCCAGGCACATATTGGGGAACTGCAAGAGCAGGTAAAGTAACTGGTGAGAGAGAAAGGATGGAGAGAGGGCTTGTTGAAAGGAGAGCTGGACTTGCAGAAGGGGCATTGAGTAGAGCGTTACAGGCGACTGGTCCTGCAATAACTGCGCAACAGACAGCTCTTGATTTAGCATTCAAAGATTACATAAGAAGAAATCCTGGCGCATCAGAAGCATTAGAAGCAGCACTTAACTACCTTGGAATTCCAATGTTAGCTACATATCAACCATACGAGAAACCAACTGGTGGAGGTTATACGTCAGGGGCTAGTTGGGGAGGTGTAGGATAATATGCCACTAACACATATACAGTTAAGACCAAAAGAAAGAAAAGTTAAGCCTGTAATAGCAGAAAAGAAACCTGCATTGGCACGAATGTTAGGAGAACCTTCCCCCGGATTAGCACCGATTACACCCTATAAAGCACCCCTAACAACTCCTCCTCCCCGTGCACCATTAGCACGTGCATTGGGTGCGCCTACACCTGCACCAGACTGGCAAGCAGAAGCATGGGCTAGAAGGAAAGAGATAGTAGAAGAAAATCAAGCAAAGTTAGATGCACAGGCAGATGCGCTTTATAATGCAGCACAGGGGTTAAGTAAAAAAGATCAAGATTACATACTATCTAAAGTTGTTAGTAAAGCAAAGCCGGGCGGGCTAGCTGCTGCGTTAGGAGCAGAACCAGGAGCAATATCCCCAGCTGCAGTTAGAACAGACCCGTTGATGCAGACCTTAATAGATAAACATTACATAAGGCTTGATGAGAATGGACAGACATACTCATGGATGCTGCCTGAGAAAGTAAAAGACACTGCATTTAGAGACACACGTACAGTAGATGGGTGGTTATATGAAGATATAACATACAAAGATGGTAGCACTGAGAGTAGACTTGTTGGTCGGGCTGAAGTAGAAGCACCTGAAGCACCTTCTCTTAGTGAACAAGTTTCGCTAGCAAGACTTCAGTTTGATATAGAAAAGTATGGACAGGAGAATGTAGAGACTGCAATGAAACAGTTAGGTGATGCACCTATACTTGGTGGTACGATGAGGGCTCCAGGAACGAGTAACTATAGAAAAGTAAAGCAAGAAGACGTGGATGCGTATTATAACGCATTACAAGAACTCTCAAATTACATGAGAATAAATAAGTCAGGACCTCAGACAGTAGATGATGTTGCAGCGTTGTACAAAAATAATCCTGATGCAATCAAGACAGTACAGGCACAATTTGGGTTAGAACCTACAGGACTATGGTCTCCTGAACTTGCGCAAGCGCTAACTGATACGTTCTTTGCAAAGGGGGAATAGACTATGTTATTAGAAGCATTACAAAGAGGATTGCCTAAAAGAGAGTTGTCTGGTATACCCACTAAGAAGCAGAGGATGGACTCTAACACGCCTATGAAACATTATCTACGTCCTCTTATAGAAGAGAGTATAAGAAGACAACTCATGATAAATATGCAGACTCCTCAATTAGGACAAGCATCTAGCGGTATGGTAGAACCACCGTCTGTTAACCCATTAGAGAACGCACTCATGAGCGTTCCTCAAGGTGGGGGTGGTGCTCCAAGAACTCCACAAGGAGGTCAGCCTTATGGCGCTTGATATAGCAGGAATGTTAAAACTGTTTGAAACTGGAGAGATGCCAGAGTCAGACTTTCAAAAAGCATATAAAGAGATGGCAACTAAACAAGGATTGTCTTTAGACCCTGATGACCCCAGACATTATTATGATTACAGGGCACTGTACAAAGAGACAGGTAAGTTGACACCAGATGAAACAGGGCACCTCCCTTCCAAATATAAGATAGAGGGGCATCCCAACATGATAGTGGGTGGAATTAATACAAAGACTGGAGAGCCAGAAACATCATCGATTTCAAAAATTGAAACTGAGAATGTTGCCAAAAAATCACAGCAGATGTTTCAAGCAGCTGATGAAGTTAGTAAGTTACCTATGCCTAAAACATATGGAGACATGGCTAACATTATTAGAATTAACTCACAGTTACCACGAGAGTACAAACCTACTATGGGAACGATTGAGTATGTAGGAAAGGCTGTGTATTCTAAAATATTTGAGAAGTATCTGTATGGGCTAGGTGAAGGAGCAGCTGCTGCGTTAGAAGCTGGTGCAAAGGCTGTGGGATTAAAAGACGTAGCATCTTATTTTGAAGGTTCTAAAGAGATGTGGAAAGCCCCACCTGTTACAGAAGAAGTGGATAAACAATATGCATATTTGAGAGATAGTGCTACAAAGAAGAGTGCTCTGTATGGCGCAGCGGTGGAGATAGCAGAGTCTGGTGCACAGATTGGTGGTCTATTAATTCAGATGGGATTATTAGGAAAGGTGCCTGCATTAAAAGCATTTGATGAAACTGTACTAAGTGGAACTGCACCATTAGGTAAGGTTACAAAGCACATGGCTACTATGGCAGTACATGGGCTAGCAACTACACCAGGAGATTTGTCAACAAGACTCCAATCAGCCTTATATAGAATGGCATATAATATGACACCATATATAGCAAACTCCACTAATGCAATTGGTTGGGGAGCAAGGTCTATAGACACGTCTCTTAACATGTTTCTCACAATGCCTTCATATATTGCCGCTGCTAAGTCTGCAAAAGACCCTATGGACTTTATAATGAAGTCTATCCCACAGTTTATGTCAGATTTTATATTTGCACTCAATACTACTGGTACTCCACTTAATCAAAGACTATCATTAATGTCAAAACAGCAGAAGTTTGTAAACATGACAAGAGCTGAGAAGACAGGATATCTAAATTTAGTTGATAAAGCAGTAGCAGAGAAGTGGGAAGACACGAGAGTGTATGGTGATGAAGCACCAGCGCCAAACAAAGAACAGTTGATGAGTGATGTGAAAGCGAGAGCAGAAGCACAAAAATGGACAGGGAAAGCTTATAGAGGTGAACTTCCATCACAAAAAGAGTTCAAAACAGTTCAAGAGAAATTAGACTATGACGCTAAGATGTTTGGTAATACACAAATTAGAGTTCGGCTTTATGACATAGCTAAAAGGTTAGGTATAAACCTATCTAAAATACCAAGTAAAGATATAGTCTGGGTAACAAAAGAAAAATGGATTGCCAAAAGGTATGGGGAGGCAAAGGAAGTTAAACTACCTAAAGATACTATCATTTTAATGGAAGACGGAGAAGGTGGGCAGTTAATTTTAAAGGACAGTAGTAAATATATGCAAGCGGTTAAACCTGGTGCAGGACTCCAAACTAAGGCAGCGGACATGTTAATTAAAAGAGCAGAAGAAGCAGTCACTAAAGCTGGTGCAAAAGTGGAAGCAGAAACAAAAGTAGGTAAGAATGCAGCTTTAGCAAAGAAGATGTCACTCCTAACTGAACCTATACTTAAAGGAAGGAAACTTCCTACAGACCAAGAACATATTGTCTTAAGTGAGCACAAGAATATTTGGGGCAGGCTCAAAGATGGTATGCTTATATGGGCTGCAGGAAATGATAGACCAGAACGAATGTTTGAGGAGCTTGATGGGTATAAGAGAGGAAGAAACGTGGAAGAACTCTATGTAAAACCTAACCAAGCGCTTGACAAGGAATTGGTAGAACATAATAGAGGTGTAGATGATGTGAGAGACACCATTAAGAGATTAGGCTTACACGATAATCTAGGTGAGTTTTATGGACAAAAGAAGATGGTGGGAAATGTATTAATGTCAGACAATGAGGCAGTAGACATTTACATGTCATCTCAAAACAAAGATGGGTTAAGACATCTACAAAAAGGTGTGGGTCTTGGTGATAAAGATGTAGCTGCAGTAAAAACAAAAGTAGAAGGAAGCTTTAAATTAAAGGCTTTATCTGACTGGCTCTTTACGAAGTATGAAGAACAGTATCCACGGTTGGCTGCGGCATACTTAGCAGAGACAGGAAAAGTGTTGCCTAAAGTTCCTTACTACTCTCCTCTACGAGTCTTTAAAGAGTCAATTAACTTTGAAACAGAGAACATTGCACAAGAGATATTTGAAAAAGGACAGCCTAAAGGGTATGCATATGTAGAGAAAGGAATGACAGAGGCAAGAAAAGTAGGTGCAAAGAACCCTGTTATAATGGACGCACTAGGTAACTATTTGTATAATCTTGGAAGAGTTGAACATTACATTGCATTCGCAGTTCCTGCAAAAGAGATGAGAACTATAATAAATAACCCTCAATGGAAAGAGACTGTAATTACACAGAAGGGGAGAGCATTTTATAAAAACGTGCAGGAATACTATGGAGCTGTAGCAGGCACAAGACCTGGAGTTGCGTATGATATGGCGGACAAGACCATGAATATATTAAGAAGACATGCTGGCACTGCAATGTTAGGATTTAATGTTCTCACTGCTCTGCGTCAGCCGCTGTCTGCATTTCAGGCTGCAGGTGAGATAGGGATATACCACTTACTCAATGGCATAAAACAAGTAGGGCTTGACCCCGTAGGTATAGAGAAGTTTGTATACGACCGTTCTCCCCAGACTAAATTTCGAATGGGACAATTTGAACGGTTTATGGCAGAGCAAGCAAGAGTAGGCACAGTTGAAGAAGTTATTAAAGGCCCAAAGGGGTTACACAAAGTACGTAAAGTTGCACTTAGCCCTGTCGTGTTTATGGACAAATACACAGTATTAGCTGTATGGAAGGGCGCATATGATAGAGTTTATATGACAAGCAAAACACTTGACGGAGAAAGAATTCCTTCAGCGGATTTAGAAAGAGTAGCAGCAATGGAGGCAGACTTAGCTGTTAGAAGAACCCAACCCATGGCTACCGCAAAAGATTTACCAGGCTGGCACAGAAGTGGGACTGTTGCAAGTATGTTTACCATGTTCCAGAACCAGGTGAATAATAACTATAACTACTTTAAGCATGATATTATAGGGAAGGTTAAGAGCGGACAGATTACACCAGGTACCGCAGCATATAGAACTCTATTTACATACATACTTCCTGCTATGGTACTCACCATGATAGCTAATGGAAGGGTTAAGATGAGTAAAGAAGAAGCAATGAAAGCTTTAATCGCATACCCTCTTGCTGGCACGTTTGTACTAGGTGGAATGATTAATAACATAATGCAAGGGTATGGCACCTGGGGCATTCCACCACTGCAAGGTCCTATTGATTTGATAGCTGGTGCAGCTGCTAAGAAATGGACTAACAAAGCAAAACTAGGACTTAAAGGTATGGCGGAGATAACAGGTATACCATACAATCAGGTCTATAGAACTTACATGGGCATGAGAGCATTAATGAATGGAGAGACAGATGAGTGGAAGAGACTGATATGGAGTGAGTATGCACTCACCAAACAGCAAGGAGACATTGAAGAGTTCATTAACATGTTTCGTAAAGAATAATAAAGAAAGGAGTAAATTATGAAGTTTGTATTTATGTCTGATAATGACAGACTACATCCTGTTGCAGAGCGTGTAAGGAACGAGAAGTATGATGTAGAAAACAACCCTAAGAGAGTTATTAAATCAACGTCTGTTGTAGTAGCAGACAAACCACTTCTTATAGACATATATGGTAATTTCTGCATAGGAGATTCAAAGTTTAGTGAGTCTTTATTAAATCATTCATATCATGACGCAATACTCATAATGAATAACCTATCGAAAGCAAATGCACCATCTGACACATCTATAAGTTGTTGGTTTAATGGGGTGGACTTCGTGTTTCCTGCAGTGATATCTGTAAATGAAAGTAAATTTATGGAAGATGATAGAGGAGTTACAGTAGAGTCTATGGGGTGCACGTTATGTGTTTGTAGTTCTAAGAAGAAAGCTTTCACTGAAACATTACTTAAGTTTAAGGACTTACTACGTAAGGTATCATACTGCGGCTTTATTACCCTCTCATGTGTGTTTGATAAAGACTCTGTTAAAGTATCAAAACTAGAGCCATACTTTAAGTATGATTTATTGTATGCATTTCTTGAAGGTACTCAAGAAGAAATAGGGAGAGCACTACATGAGATAGCTATTGGTGCAAAGAAGGAGTTTAAGTTTCCAGAGATGTATGCTATCGCAGTGAGAATATCAATTCCTCCGTATCCGTATGAACATATTAAGTGTAAGAGTGTTCCGCTTAATGGAATCTGCACTGAGAATGAAAAGCACGTATGGCTTCAGAACACAGTACGAAGCGACCGTGGTGTAGTAAAAAGCAATGGAAGTTATGGAGTGATAGCAACTGTTACCGCTCGAGGAAGTTCAGTGCGTGAGTGTAGAAGAAGAGTTTATAGAACCATAGAGAATTTAGACATAGAGGAGATGCAATATAGAAGGGACGTAGGAGTTAAAGCGGAAAGCATATTTGAGAAACTTAAAGAAGGGAACTGGTTCTAATCAACCGCCCGTTGAAAAAGACGTGGCTAGCATCTCTATTCTTACTTCCTTTCTTTTGGAGATGCAAGTCGGGGGAACTTATCTTCGTATAGGTTCCCCCTTCTTTTTAGTTTATCCTGGAAGCAGAGTTAAAGTTTGTGCCAATATCTGTGCACTCTCATAATGCTCATAACCTATTTCAGTATCTATCTTCTTCATTATCTTATCTCTTACCGTAACCCACGATGGCTGTTGTTCTTCTATCTCATGTAAGTCCCTAAGAATGGCGTTTACAATTACCATATCACCTGTTGGACGACCTCCACAGTCTGCCACTATATCAGCCTTCTTCTTCTCATACTTCTTAATCATTTCTAATAAAGTCATTTTTTCACCTCCCTCCTTCTTTGGTTTCACCTAAATGTGGTTCTTTAAGATACTCTATTGGGTCTACAAATTGAGGCGCTTCTACGGCTGTGTATTTATCCTTACTTCTTATTCCTTCTACTATTGGATTGTTTATTAAAATTTCCTCTATTGATAGTAAGTTTCCCCACTTATCATAGACATCTTTACCACTATCAACAACCTTGCGGTTTCTCACGTTAAACCATCCCTCATACCCAATGTAAATTCCATTTTTTAAGTCTATTAAATCGCCAAGCTTATATTCTTTAAGTGTCTGGTCTGGGGTGCACTTAACTTGAATGCCACATACTATATCATATACTCCCATTATTTCACCTCCTTATTTAATGCTTTCACTTCTTTTAATGCTTTCACTTCTTTTAATGCTTTCTCTATGCTATCACATGCCTTTATCCCACCCAAATGGTAGGCTGCCATATGAGACAAGAGCAAGACCACAGCTACTAAGAACACTAAAACTCTATCCATTACTTTTCCTCCTCTCTTATGTTATTTAAGATTAGTTCATACAAATCCCATAATACTACTTGTTCATCCAAATCACTGCTGTAGTTTCTACCCTTAATTCTGTTCTTTACGTGTTCAAGCTGTTCTTTTAAAAATAGAAGCAAATCATTTTCTTTTGGCATTTTATTTCACCTCCTTCTTCATTGAATATCTTACATCAACCTTCAAACTTGCTATATCATTCTCATTAGCCCAGATGCGTTGTTTCCACATAGCTATCATAATCTCCAGGTAATGTACCGAGATCATAAGACAAACAACTCCTACAAAACTAGCAGCTGCCAAAACCCAAAGAACCCATGTTGCAAGATTACTTAGATTTATACACCACATTACTTCTCATCTCCTTTCTTTTGAAATTTATCTGCAAAATGTGCATTTGATATTTTAGTCTCACTGTACTTGTACATTCTCTCATTCTTATCACCAACTAACTCCACCGTTATTATCTTAGCTGATGCTAACGTTTCTACAATCTCTGTTAACTTCGTCTTATCTAACGTATATACTGTTGCTCTCATCAACTCACTATGCATAATTCCATTCTCATACTTCTTAATTATAGTTGCGACTCTATTTGCATCCACACCGACTTGCGTAGATGAAAGTATCCTCATTGCTTCAGGTAGGAACAGTTCATTAGAGTCTAATATTGCAGTAGCCTTTGAAAGATGTTCATCTGTTATTAATAATGAGTCATCCTCAGACGCTGACAAGCACATAGCAACCTTTAATATAATGTCCTTCTTCCTTACCATAGTTGACTTCCCTTCTGCTTGTGCCTTCCTATATCCATGATACCACTTAGAATACCACTCTTTGGCTGAGGGAGTGAACTTAAACACGCCTCTTATCCTACGAATTAAAGATAAATCGTGGATAAGATTTTTCTTCATCTCTACTTCCTCTGCTGTTATCTCAGGGTGAGGATTTTCCTTATCAGATGCATCTTGATATACAAAGATAATTCGAGATGTAAAACCACCACCAACTGCATCAATAGGGATAGACATACGTAACCACTCTGGTGTTGATGCACCAAGTAAGTTAACACATGTATTATATGCAACATCTTTTCCTCTGCCTATAGTTTCATACTCCCATTTGTCTCGACAACCATAAAGAGATGTAAGTATTGACACCATACCTGATGCGTATGCTTCTCTTCCAAGAAATACTGATAATTCTTCTGCATAGATAACCGCTGCTGCATTCTTATACACCGTGCCTGCTTCATCTATTGCACATTCATTGCACATACCAGACACAAGTGCTTCTGGTGTTATCTTCTGTGCAAAAACAGCAGGAGGATTTTCTATTTGTCCTAATATATTCATGCCTATATCAGCGGCTGTTGTTTTCATACATACCTCTGAGTCAGCCACAAGTACTGTATATAAGTTAGGATATAACAGATAGTATCCTCTATTAAGATGCACGTTACGTTCAAGAGTAGATGCTACAACAGATATAGCAACCCATAAATGGAACATGCCTGGAGACTCTTGATTTTCAGTAAAGCGAAGATACTCTGTAACCCAGCTGCCCTTGATTTTTCTTTGGTTCATTTACATCACTCCTTTCACCTCCTTTTTAGTTATGACACCTCGTCCCAATTACTCCCGCATTTAACATTGACAGGGATTGTCAATGTTCTTCCATGAATTTCTATGGGGATGGACATACATTTAATCATAAGTTCGTCCATCTTGTAAACAGTGCTACTTAAATCCCACACAATGGGTATTTGTATCACAACTTCATCGTGTATATTAAATACTATGTTACAACTGCTGGGTAATGCGTTCTGTATGTTAATCATGCCTTGTAACACTACATCCGCAACGGTTGACTGTGGTATGTAACTATATCCATCTCTTAATAAGTCATCGTTCCATCTACCAAAGAACATTCTCTTTCTTCCCATTGGTGTCGTAAGTATCCTACTTCTCTTAAGTTCTCTCGCTACTTCCATGTGCCATATTCTAATTCGAGGGAAATGTATGTGGTATAAGTTAAGTTTCTCTTGCGCATCCGCAGTACTTAGTTCTGTTAATTCGGCAAAGTGCCTGGCTCCCATACCATAGTTACTAGCATGTACAATTCTTTTAGCAAGTTCCCTTTCTTCTTTAGATACATCTTCCAGTTTCCTGTCAAATATACTTGCTGCTACCTGACTATGTATATCTTTCCCTGACTCAAATATTTCTATCAAGCCTTGCTCCTTTGCCAGATATGCCACCACTCTTGCTTCTGCTTGTGATAAGTCCGCTGCCATAAACACCTTACCTTCATCAGGTATGAACACTTCCCTTGCAATTCCTTTAGGTACATTTTGTAAGTTACCACCAGTGCCTGTAGCGGACATCCTCGATGCAAGTCTACCAGACTCAGTTCCAGATAACAAGTATGAACATCTAAATCTACCGTCAGGGTCTAACTCAGACTCAAGATATGTTGATACTAACTTCTTTGTTTCTCTGATGTTTATAATAACATCAAACAGAGAATTAGGTGCTATCCTTGCAAGATTTTTTAGTGAGGCTTCATTAGTAGATGTCTTTCCTGTTTTTCTGTGGGACTGTATTGGTAAGCCTAATTCTCTGTATAAGAAGTCGCTCATCTGTTTAGAAGAATTTACATTTAATTCATGACCGACTGCGTCATCTAATTTCTTTTGTTGTTCATTCATCACCCTCTTTAAGTCCTCAGCAGCTAACGCTCTCTTCTTTGTATCAACTCTAACACCACGTAGTTGCATGTTAAGAAGAATAGGAATAACGTGGTTAAGGTACTTATGATAAAAGTCATCTACACCAAACTCAATTAACTCTTTCTCAATTACCATAGCACATTCCCATGTTATCATAGCATCAAGACAGTTATAATGATAATAGTCTTCCGCTACCATGTCCTTATAATATGGTTCTCGAGTGTACATTGAACATAGTGTTGCCAGGCTCTTTGGTAGTTCTGGATATAAACAATGGTGAGCAATCATAGTGTCCATCCATAAGTTCTTAACATCAATTCCTACAGTAGACATAAGATAAAACATGTCAAAGTTAGCATTCTGCGCTATCTTTGGTATATCAGACTCAAGTAGACGTTTAATCTGTAACCATACTAACAACTCTTCCTGCTCAGTCCAAGATGATTTATCAAACATACATATAGGAACTGTAAAGGAACTAAATTCATCCTTGGCGAAACTTATACAACTAATTTGGTTGTTACACGTCTCTATGTCAAAAGATATGTACTTGGCATGCTTCAAATAAAGGTCTACTTTTGTTTCCAATTCAGATAATGTTTCTATCTTCTTCCACACTCTGTACGTAGGGATAAACATTAGTGTTGTTGACTCCTCTAATGCACGTCTTAAGTCCATAACAGCAAGAGGGCGGAGTTCCCACTGGCGCATTATGGCAGCGGGGTGGATAGTAGGAACTACTTTAAATATATTCAAAGATGATGTCTTATCTATTAGTATAGAACCTCTGTACTTTGTAATACCAGTTTTGTTTACAAGAGCTTTGAGTGCTTCATTACCAAGAGCTATTATTACATTAGGCTTTACTATATTTAACTCATCAACCAGCCTTCTGTACCCTTCCATTAAAAGCTTATTGGGGTGCTTCCTACTTGCATCCTCATAAAATTCTCCAAAGTCGTTATTAACGGGTCTTATGTGCATCACGTTAGTTATATAACAATCACGTCTGTCTATACCTGCTTCTAATAACATGCCATCTAATATTTTGCCTGCCCCACCTACAAAAGGTCTGCCTATTCTCTCTTCATCTTTTCCTGGGCATTCTCCTACAATAGCTATTTTAGCATTTTCTGGGCCTGTCGGTTTTACAATCATCTTCCGCCTCCTTTTTTGTACGTGCTTTGTAATCCTCTAGGGGACACCACTTGGGAAGATCTCCAGCTTCCTCAATCTTGTGTTCAATATCTTTGTATCCTTTTTCCATGCACATTGCTCTATTATCTCTATGTGGACACTCCCAACATCTCTTAATCTTTATTATCTTCATACTTCCTTCACCTCAGCTTTCTTCTCTGCCATCTTCTTTTTTAGTTCCTCATATCTACTAACAATAGTGGAATAATTAGCTTCATCTTTCTCTATGATGACACACTCTCTTCCTGTAGTTATACATGCTTCCATTAGTGAACCTCCGCCGCCAAACGGGTCTCCGCCCTTTTCACCAGGAAATGATACTGCCTCTACCCAAGCTACTAATAATTCTTGTGGTCTTTCCAGCGGATGATACTTGTGCTTCACAGGTACTCGCTTACATGTAAACATATTACATGCGGTGGAGTTAAGTCCTCTCCTTCCTTTCATGCACCAGAATGCTGGCTCATAGGCGTAGGGGAAGAAGTCCCCATTAGAGGGTGTACTCCCACTCTCTTTGTTCCATATAAGCGGAGTTGGGTCTACATGAAATCCTGCATCTTCTAATAGCTGCTTTAGTTTAATATAGTGGGTCATAGAGAATGCAATAATCATGTGTCTATCTGGCTTGAGTGCTCTATACAACTCCTTTGTTACCTTACGAAGTAATTCCATTATAAGATAAGGGTCATCTTCATACGTTACACCACTCACAGTTTTACCTTTATCACTCTTCTTATCTAAGTCTTGTCCATATGGAGGGTCAGTTATGAAGAAATCAAAGCTCTCATCTTCCCACTTCTTACATTCTATTGCAGCGTCTCCAAGAATTATGTTAGGAGTTACATCTCTCGTTCTTCTCCTGTTTAGTTCAGTGCGCAATAGTACTGACTCCATCTGTTTATACCTCTTAAATGCATTTGACTTTGTCTTCTCTTTTCTAAGCTCTGGAAAGTTCTTAATGGCTCGTGCTAATTGTAAGTCCATAGACGCAGTCCCTACACTTTGGTCTAATGCCAGTGCTGTATCTGAAAGACCCCAACCTTCACCACCAGTATGACCTGTTCTTGTGCCATATAACGTTTGGCGGAGTTCATGTAATGATAACTTAGCCAATACGAGTTCCTGCCACTCAAGAGATTTCCTTTGTATGTTTTCTTCTAACTCTATTTCTTTCTTGTCTATATCACTTAGTTCTGAGAAGCGTTTAACTTCTATCTCCTTCTTACCAAGTTTAACATGTGCTTTTAATCTACGCTCACCAGCGATAAGATTATTCTTCTCGTCAATTACGATAGGATGTAATAATCCATACCGCTGGATAGATGTAGCGAGAGCAGATATATCTCCGTAGTCTGCCCTTACTCTCTCACCTACATTTATGTCATCTATCTTTATTTTTGTCATCTTCTTTCGCCTCCTTCGCAAATACACAATCTACCTTAAAATACCAATCATTGTTTTGTAATTTATTTTTTAAACAATCCTGACAAACAACTACAAAACCCCTTATATTGTTACTAATGAAATGTCTGTGTGCCACTAAACTTATTTCCTTATTTTCTCCACAAAAAATACATTCTAAAAAATAATTCGTATCTACATTTTTGTTACTTATTTTACCTTCCATCTTATTTATCTCCTTTCATCACAATTATAGGAATGTTGGGTGGGACAATTGTCGTAAATACCCACCCGTCAATAACCTGGTGCACCTCAAGCCCTTTATCAGTGCATTCTATTTTATACATATTTTTTATGTTACCTCCTTTGTATTATGTTTTAATTCTTCTAACATCTTGACTATGTCACCAGGCCACACATTCATACCAATTATCATTTCATCTATTTTATTAATTATACGATTTAACTGTCTAACTTCTACTGCTATTTTTACAGGCACTATTTCAGCACGCAAATGTTTTCTCTCAAGATAATCTATAATCTCACTAATAGTATCCCTCGTGTTAGGAGGGTAATCGTCCTGATTTTTTACGTACCAACCCTCTTTAAGTTCTTCCCACATCTTCTTATGTGCACTCATTTTATCACCTCTTTCTTATATGTTTTGGGGCTGAGGTAAAGAAACTTAAGAGCTTTCAAAACTACATACTGGTCGACGAGCATGTAGCATAAAGGAGGCGCCTTAAGTCAATGAAACCCTCAGCCCTTTTAATTTATTTCATGTTATTTCTTTACCTCATATTGCGAGTAGTCAATTTGCTTTACAATTACTATGTGTACATTGGAGTCATATTTACCGTAAGCTTGAGCAGCTTGCATTGATGCATCCGAAGCGTCCTTTGCAGGTATGTACTCTTTAAAGTCAATAGTTTCTGTCTCTTTGTTAAAAAGAATTACGTGGTATAAGTATTTAGTCATCTCATTTCCTCCTTTCTCTTCAGTTATATTTGTAAAGATAGGTGTTGACAAACCCCTGAGCATCTTCTCCTCTCCTTCTGCCATCATTTTGTACCAATCAACACACTGCCTAATGTCTTTGTCTGTACATTGACTAACAGCGTAAGCAAAACTATCTACCATGTCATTCCTCATTAAGTGTTCATGTGGTATCCCACTTTCTCTTATGGTAGCGAGTCTCCATTTACATGGGCCTGGATAGTCACAAAAGTGCCAGTTGTTATACTCAAATGAATACTTCCACATTCCATAACTAGTTTCATACAGTATATAATCCTCCAACACAGTGTAGTCAAAAGGAGCAGTATCCCCCCACAAGTCTATCACATGAAACTTGTCATTATGGCAGTAACTAAATTCTATCACATATAGATGTTTACCATCTTTACTTTGAATTTCTGCTGTGCTCATTAAACCATCTCCTTTCTTTTAAAGAGAGAGGTGATATATATGGTGTACCACCTCTCTCTTAAGGAGTCCTATCGAACTAGCTAATCGGTATAAAACCTTTCACTTTGTTCTTAGGTACTCCCTCATAATCCTGTACTACTACTTTGACAATTACTTCACTACCAAACACATCTTCAGTATTAAACGATGCCTTTCCCCATTCAAATGCGCATGCTTGTAAAAAGCGTTTAAGACCAAATTGTGCATCAGGTACTAATGAAGTATTGTGCCACTGTTGCTGACCTGCATACTCACCCTCAGAAATTTCAAGTGTCCATGCAATGTACTTGCCTTTAGGCCCATCCTTTACTACTCCATCAATTACTTTACATACGTAGTTACCTGCAGGTACTGGTTGTAGTTCCTTTACGTCATCTAAGTTTACATTAACTTTCATCTATTTGTTCACCTCCTTTCTTTGCTTATTTAGGTACCACTCATTGTATAAGTCTTTTAACTTTACATGTTCCCGAATGTCATCTATACGTTCATCTTTGAAATATACTGTTACCTCAGTGGGAGAAGAATACTCTCCATCTCCATCATACAAATTCAGTATATGAGGGCAATCAGTATGTATCTTTGCTCTAAGTTTTGGTACATTTAATAACCAATCCATCTGTTCTGTAGTTGGGTGCCATGCACTCATTCTTAGGTCACAGTTTATTTCTTTAGACAAGAACTCATTAACAAATGTCTTTTGTTCTTCCTTGTCCATTGCCATCATACTTTTCCTCCTTTCTTAGCTTTTTCCATTATAACATTAAAATCAGGTTCTTCAAGTTCATCTAGGTTTCCTATACAGGTTCCGCACGTGTACTTATGAGACCTCTTGGTTCTTATCTTATATTCTATCCCACCCTTCGTAGGTATTGCTTCCATATGATAAAACTCATCAAACCAGTTGCCCAAGCGGTTGGGAAGTTTAGCTCCTACCACCAGTGGAAGTATAAAAACCTCTTTCGTCACGCCATCTTGCCATACTTGTTCATGTGCAGTAAGTACAACATGCTTTTTGTATGCCACCAACTCATACAGGAACTTCCTTAACTTAACTATTTGTATTCCATACTCTTGTATCTGTGGTGCTCCTTTGTTTCCACTTAAGTCCTGTATTTCATCCATTGAGAATGACTGCATTGATGAAAAACTATCAACCACTAAGGTATCTATGTCGTCCCGCTCTGCAACTTTAGGCAAGTCTATTCTAAACTTTCTATACCCCTCTTTTCCTGTGTAGGTCTCGTATTCTATGTCTTTTCCTGCAAGACTTAACATCTTACCGTCTAAGTCAAAGAAGAATGGTCGTGGGAACGTTGATGCAAATACGGTTTTACCTGCGAACGCTTCTCCCCAGACAAGCACCTTTATGTGAGTTAGTTTAATATCTTTTGTGTTAGGCATTTAGCTCACATCCAGTCCAGTAGCAGGTTTTTATGATATCTATCAAGTCATTTTTCAATGTAACCATCTTCCCCCAGTCATTCATTTTGCTGCATTTACCGTGTGCCTGAGCATAAGAACAGATATCACATCCATTCAACTCATTTCTGTGACAGATACAAAAGTAACATGTGTCATCCTGGGTTGGAATGTTTCTTGCTATAGAAATCATTAGGTCTTTCTTCGCCACCATTACCTCATTAATGGACTCTGCCTCTTCAATACGGTCTACAGCACGTTGGAACTCGCTGTTTACTATTGCAGCACACGTGGCTAGATTATCTACTATTTTGTTTGTAATGTCTTTGTCAAATTTCTCCATTTAAAAATCCTCCTTTCATTTTTATTTAACAGTATCGATTTCAATTATTGAATTTGATAATGTTTTCTTTCTTTCCACCTCCTTTTCTTTAAACAGTTTAAGTTGTGCATCCTCCGCTTTCTCCTTCAACCCGTGTGAGCAATCCCACTTACTAGTCTCATATGATGCTCTTACTATCCTTTCATCACAAGCGCCCATGCATAAGTCATGGTACTGACATTTTTGATAGTACAACATACATGCGTCTTTATTCTGATATATAGGTCCGTGTCTCATATCTTCCACTATCTCTATCATATTTTTCTTAGCAAGTACCAACTCATCTTTAGTCCTTGATACAACATCTCTAACGAAGTCATCATTCATATTAGTTGGTGTTTTACACACCCTTGCTACATCTACTATAGCACCATTACAGGCACCAACTAGCTCCATGCAACCTAAACAATAGCAATCAATTTGATAGTTTAACTCAAACTTCTCAAAGAATGTAATACCAAGTTTTGATGTAGTTTTTCTTTCAAACACATACACTCCATCTCTCCATTCAACTATGCCGTCCATTCGCCCACATAAAATTATATTATCTGGGAAATGAATAGCAAAAGGCGTCTCAGTATACAGGAACTTAATAGGAGCATTCTTATACTTCTCTTCATATACCTTTAACATCAATACTCCTTTTTCTGGTGTCCTTATCTGGTCTTTTGTTTCATTCTTGTATTCTGTTGTAAAGTGTTTTTGCACTTCCGCTAAGCTTTTCTTCTTAGTTAATAGTTCTGTTGCTGAGTGCCAAGTGCTACCAAATGATAGTGGAGCTGCTGTAACTTTAGGAACAAGATGGCGTATGTGCCTGAAGTAATAGTAGAAACGACAACGCAAGAAAGCGGACATCATAGTGTAATCGAAATAGAATGTTTCATTTTTTGACATCATAAGTTCCCTCCCCATCACGCTTTTTCATTGCATAGAAGAATGCGCCAATGTTTACCATCACATACCTGTGCTTATGTATCATGGCCTCGTCTCCACCTGTAAGATAGGGATTACTTCTCTGAATTTCTACATCCTCCAAAAAGTTTTCAAACACACTTTTAGAAATAGCTAGTACCAACATGCTTTCTCTTGGATGATTGTCGAGAAAGTCTATGAACTCTTGTGCATACGCAGTCATCTGCTTGTCTCCACCCATCATCATTTCTTTAAATAGTTTATCTGCACTCTCTTTGTCCATTACCTTGTCAGTATCCGGATTCATTCCTCTCCCTCCTTTCCTTCATTTAAAGCTTTATTTATTAACACATCTAACATTCCTGGGTCTTCTTCTAACGCTTCCAAAAGTCTCGTCATCTTCTTCTTCTTACTTTCCGCTCGTGCAGAAACAGTCCTAACTCCTCTCGTCATCTTCCTTGGAAACCTCATACCTTTTAGTCTTTGTATGTTTGCTATTAAATCTTCAGTAGTTAGAGAATGTATTTCGTCCTTTAATGTATCACCTTTATATTCTACTACTACTTCACACTCACTTACTGGCATTACTGTTGCTTCCTTTCCACTGTATCCATTTCCTATTAATGTGATACCAACGTTCTCACCATCTACCCAATTTACACGTCCTTGTTGCATGTCTCCAGTTATACCTAGTTTAAATTTTATAATGTCACTTTTCTTCACTCTTACTTACCTCCTTTCCATAGATTGCATCTAAAAACTTGGCTTTATCAAACTCAGAGTTATCTCCCTTAAAAAGTTCTGCGAAGTCAAGGATTATAGAAGAACGTATATTAACAAGGGGTAAATTGTATGTAGCTCCTACACGCATCTCATACGTCCTTAGTACCTTTGCAACCGCTATGTAATGTTCTTTCGTAAACATTTATATTTCCTCCTTCCTTTTTCTTTCTATTCCATCAGCTGTAAGCCATCCATGTTTCACATTCCTCCCAGCCTCTTTTAATGCTTTTTCTAAACTTTCATCTCCAAAAAATAGCTTAACTGCGTGAACGGCTTTGTGTTTTAAAAACCCGTTCATTTGTATCCAATGTTCAGGAATTATCAGACTCACTCCTCTCCTTGTAATTTTGAGCATCTTTATCCATCTCCCTCAGCGACTTCACCAAACATCATAAATTTTGACTGCTCACTTCTGTGGTTTAACACCTTTGTTTTTTCATGGTAATACAAATCGTCGTGTAAAGGACTTTTAGAAATCTTGCCATCACAGCATTCTAACACTAACATTGCTTGGTCTTTTTTAACTAGCAAGTAAGGGAGTAATTTGGTCAGAAGATCTCGCAGTTCAAACATACCTCTCACTCTCCAACATGCAGTATTTGACCACTTTATGCTTTTTGCAGCCACGTAGTCAACACTCCCAACACCAGTTGTCTGATAAATGAAATCAATTATAGGAACACATGTATTACAGACAGTAAGGCGCAAGTTTGTTTTACCGCCTATAGAACTTCCCTTAGTCGTGTAAACTCCAATTGAACCTTCTCCATCTATAAACCCTGCTAACCAGGCGAGCTGCCATTCTGTAAGAGGTTTTACCTCTCTTGGTTTCAACGTGCGCACTCAGTCATCACCTCTTTCCCATCTTTTCTTGGATATATCTATGCTCACTCTGTCCTCCGTTCTTCTCAACTTCTTCTGGTTCTTCAATAGTCTTTTATACACCTCCTCTACATCTTGACTTTTATCTTTGGCAATCGATTTGGCAAGTTTCCAAAGAGTCATTTCTATTCCTCCTTCTGTTCTTGTTTATAGTTCCATGAACCATGCTTTAAAATACTTCTCTCTGTTAATTTTCAGTTCATTTTCTGGGATGTTGGGAGGATGAACAAAAACATCTACCCCACAACCAAGCCCAAAATTTTCTCCTGGTAATGTAGTTACCTTCATTCCATCTTTTTTTGCATCGTTTCGTATCCACTGCAATTTTTCCTTGTTGGTTGGCGTTAAATCACTCATAACTATCCCTCCTTCTGTTCTTGTTTTAATGCTTCTTCATATCTAAGCTTTATTCTATGAAAGTCTTCTGGTTCCATAGCAAGGTACGTTTCGAGAGCAAGTTCTAACATTCTCTTGACAGGTATCATGTCACGTGCTGCCCTTGCCCTTGCATCTGCCCATAGTTGAATAGGTATCATACCCTGCATGTTTTTCCTATTTTGTACATCTACCATAATGGTACTGGGCATGGGTTCTTTCCCTGCTCTCTTTGCTCTCATCTGTCTGTATTTTGCCAGTTCTTCCATTGTTAACTTCTCTATTGTCACATCATATCACTCCTTTCTTTTTACCTTCGTATCTCCTTATCGAACATGTTCCACATTCCAGCCATTATTAAGGTTGCTAATTCTTTACACCTTGCTGAGTCATTATATGCTATAGTTGCAAATGCCCTCAATTTTAATAAGGTGCTGGCGGTGTTAGTCTTATCTAATCTAATATCATGAGCGGACTTCCTAAGTAGCCTTACTGTCGCTTTAGATAAAGTTTTCTTTTCATTTTCTGTGTACATATTATTTACCTCCTTTTATATATTTAAAAGTGCTTCTAAAAAGTTTGGGGCGTCTGGTCTGGATGCGTTATGAGGGCTTTCTCTTAAAACTCTTGCCACTTTCAAGATAAGTTTTTGGTAAGGTATCCATGGTCTTGTAGAAGCTTCCTTATCAGGTACGTGTGGGATGCACTTTTTGATGGAGATTGGCTCTAATAATCTGCACCCTCTTGGGCGTTCAAGCGGCTTTAATGTGCATCCATCGTAAGCAAGAAATATACATTCACCACTCCATGCAGGGTCAAATAGTTTTTTTACACCCTTTATCCTTGGTCTTACAAAGAATGTTTTTCTAAGTTCATCTTTGTGCTGTCTGGGGTCTCCTTCATACCAATCTATTCCCCAATGACCTGACTCAAATGCTTTTAACAAGCTCTTCGCTAGCGGCTTATTGAAGTCACGGGGATGTGCAATACCAGGAAGAAGTTTACAGCACTTTCCTCCACACTCTTTACAAACATCAATGTTTAAATAGTTCTTCTTCATTTAATTCCTCCTTTTATTTAATACCTATATGCTTTAAATGCATCTTCATCACAAGGAACGAGAGTTTTGATTATGTCTTTTGTAAAGCACTTATCTCCAGCTTTTTCTACGTAGTCCATTGGCATCTCTTCCTTATGATAGTAGATTGCCCAGTCTGGAATTCCACCTCTAATAGCTACCCAACGTACAGGCTCTTTATACAAGCCTTCGTTCATTGTAACTCCAGTTGCAAATGTAGTTTCTGGCGGCATTGCCTCCAACATTTCTTTAGTAAGCATTTATTTTACCCCCTTCTTTTTTATTATCTTAAATTTACTTTAATCTGATATATCACATATGGTAGTCTTGCATTCTTTCTTTCTCTTTCTACATCAAGTATTATATTAGACACATAGTCTATAGTATCGTCAAAATCTACTTTTGTCCCAACACTGAGTTGACTGCCATATTCTTTTACAATTGCTTTCATTGAGTCTCTAATTGAGACTAGTTGTTTGAGTTGCATTTTATGTTACCCCCTTTTTATAATGTTTTTCATAGTAAGAGATGACGGCAGTTAATGCATCCACCTGTCCATCAAGTTCCGAGAATTCAGATATAGTCAACCATTCTCCAGTATCTGTCATTTTGTTTCGTAATGTCTCAGCATTAGTCTTTAATCTTTTAATTTCTTTTATCAACTTCTCTATCATAGGTACCTCCTTTCTTATTCATTTTACTGTCTCTACTCTAAAGAAAGTTATTATATCCATAATGATAGATACTTTTATTCCGCTACTTTCTGTTATCTCAACAATGCTATGGTATGTCCGAATGTTTTGAGCATTTAGAAATACATCTTCTCCACCATCTTTGTATTGTATGGTTATGTTATATCTTTTACCCACGTTATATACACCTTCCTTCATTAACGTCTTCTTTCCAACTATCACATTCTAATCTGTACTTCATATACTTATCAAATTTTACACAGAACACCAAATCGCAGTTGATAAACTCACACAAAGCAAAAACGTCATGGTAAAATTCCTTCTCGTGAGACTTAAGTACTTCAAGTGCATTTTTATTAATGCCTTCTCTTGCATATTCACAGTTATCACAAACATATCCAATCCAATCATTACAGTTTATGTAACATTCCACAAATTCTTTCTTGTATTTACAGTAGTGCGTTCCATACCCAGCTTCCTTATTTGTTACTTCTCTCCCACGTTTACAGTCATCGCAGGTATATTCATTTGACATATTAGTTACCTCCCTCTTATTTTATGTTAATGAGTCGCCATAATAAGTTTGATTTTCCTCCCATAAATCTATTTTCTCTGACTGAGATAAACTATTCCACCACCTTTCTATCTTATCGTAGAGTTTAATTTGTTTGTCTTCCTCTGGTACATTTCCGTTATAATAGTCAGGTCCGTTACCTATTGGCATTTTAATCATTACCTCCTTTTATTCAATTCTTACATTAAAATGTCCATCAAATCTTTCGTCAATACTTTCTAATATTCCACTAATACCTATAAGAGTTTCTGCAATGATTTCAAGTGCTTTCATCTTTCTAAATTGCAAGTGATATCCTTCAAGAGTGCAGTGTTTTCTAAGCGCGCCTTCATCTTCCTTCTTCATTTTTTCTAAATACTCTAAATTAGTCTTCATCTTCATTACCTCCTTCATAATCTTGCCCTTCATATAGAATTTCAGACATAATGGTCTCTGTGGGTATGCAAAACTCTAAGTCTTCTGGACTTGTTGCGGCTGCAGTGTAGTCCTTGAAGTTGTTCCAATTACATGCACAACTATACACGACAAATATGAACTTGTCGTTCCACGATTTTATTCTGCCCAACTCTGTTTTACTAAAATCAGTATATTTTACCCACTTACCAACATCATCTTTAGTTAGTTTCTTTATGTCTATCATTCTAACTTACCTCCTCTTCACATTTTTTATCATGATATACTAAATCATGGTCAGGCTCTTCTTCTTTTACTAAGTATACTTGTCCTCTACCTAAACCCAATCCAACTCCGTGCTCTGGATGACAAGACCTACACATAATAGCCCAAGGTCCAAGCACCGTTCTTCCATCTATAAAAGTACCTTTGAGTTTATTCCCACAGATGTCACATTTCTCTGGCGTCTCACCTTTCCATTGCTTACTCATACAAAACCTCCTTTTTATTTAATAACATACTCAAGTTCAAAAATTGAATTTGATAATGTAATTAATAGAAAGAGCCATCGTATTATAATGGCTCTCTCTGTTAATTACACTATTCATTGTGCTCATATATTTCAAACTTTTCATGTATATCAAACAACTTTGCTAACAAAAACTCAAGTTCCCTTATTTTGGCTAAACCAATTTTTAACTTGACAGTATTGCCTCTGACTGTTGAATGATATTCATCTATAGTATCTCTGTATTCTTTTTCAACTAACTTCTTTATTTCTCTTGCTTTCATTTAAATGTCCTCCTCACTTTCTATATAAGTAAGTCTATATTCATCATGTAAAACTTCTACAATGATTGCCTTTTCATTGTCATCTAACATTTTAAGTAACTCTAATACCTTACTAAGTCCTTCTGATATTTTATTACTCATTTTATTTAATTTACCTCCTGTTTGTTTTGCATGCATTGCAACCCCACCTTTGAATGCACGGCTTTTGTCGACTCCCTCTCGTTATAAGCGAGTTACACCCGTGAGATTTTATCTAATACATAAATATATAATCCCACTCAAACCTACTATCCCTAATATAAGCCATATTATCCAGTCATTATTTAGTTCTCCCACTGGTATTGGCTTAGATAGATATTTACTTTGTGCTTTGCCCACTTTCAGTTTCATTTTAAACCTCCTTTTATTTTAATGATACCTCCTTCTGTTTAAATTGTCTTGTAAATATTGTGTCACATAATGCTTCCTTTTTAACTCCTGCTCTTTCACACATCTTGTCGAACCCCATTATTTGAGTTCTTCCAGTATGTTTGTTTCCGTAGAGTCTGAGCTTTACATATTTTGTCATTTAATTTAACCTCCATTTAATTTAAATGATTTAATTTAATAAGATACTAATAAAACCTCCTTTTTATTTATTTAAGCTCTTTATTACATCACTTATGGGACTGAACTTTTCATATAAAGAGTGGTTAAACTTAATTAGTATATCCCAGTCATCTTCATTTATTAGTTCAGCATTTGCCAATGCATCAAGATAACCGTCACAATAGTTTTTAGCGAATAATATATTGTCATCGTGGTTAGTATATGCATCAATTATATATACTTTTAATTTATGGTAGTCTACTTCATTATCTGTGTATATAAATAACTTTGTCATTTAATTAATTTCCCCCTTTTTTATTTATTAGCTTATTTATATTTTAGTGGGCTGTCATAAATTGTCTTTAATTCAATTTCTGTTAATTTATGGGGCTCACTAATTTCTACACAATCAGGACAATAAAAGTTATCTTTCTCATTCCATTTTTTAATGTCTCTCCAGTCTGTAATATCTTTACATTTACAACATTTGAGTTTCATTTTATTTAAAACCTCCATTTAATTTAATAAGATATTAATTTAATTTAACATTGTCAATTTTAAATTGAAGTATCAATATAATTGAAATATCAATTTTAATTAATTGAAATATCAATAACCTTTTTTATTTATATTATACCATAAATTTAAAAAATTGTCAAGCCTGGTTGTTAGTAGATAGTAAATATATATATGTATATATAAATAAATAAATATATGATTATGTTTTTATGTTATTATATTATTATTTATTTATATATATATTTATATATATATTATATACTATACTACAGAAAAAACCCGATTTAATTTATTGAAATTTAAGATGTTAATAAAATTATAATGTTTTATAAAAATAAAATGTATAATTGCATTGATACATAAAATAAAAGAAGGATTACACTATTTAAAATGTAATCCCTCTTTATTAGTTTATAATTTTAGTATGTTATTCTATAGCTTGTTTAGATATGCAATAACTTTTGCTTTTTGTTCATCTGTTAAATCTTTACCTTTCAGTGCTTGTGCTATACCACTATCAATTTTTCCTGCTTTGACTTTATCCCAATTCCTTGCTAAATTTTGACATCTAACAAGGTGATTAGCAACTGCTAATGTTTCAATTTGTTTTTGTGATAGATAACTTTTCATAGTATCTATATCACTAAAAATCATTTTAGCAGTGGGTGTTTTTACTCCATTAACATTTTTGTAAACTGTAACTTCGTCTCCGTCTTTGTACTTAACTTCTCTTTCACTAACAGCAATTTGTACTTGGCCAGCATTAAATAATTCTGACATATTAGATACTCCCTTCTTTTAAATTTATATGTGTCAACGTTTTACTTGTATATGTTAAAAATTAGCTTGTTATTGATTTCACTTCTTTTAAATAAACAGCAAGTATATTGTAATTACATTTCCTTACTGGTATCATATAATAAGATAACTTGTTTATTCTTATATCACTAATTAATCGTATCTTTTCATTATTATTTTCTGTCAAAACTTTCAAGCAGTTTATCATTCTCCTGGTTAGTTTTTTCTTTATTAGGAAAAGATTTTTCATATTGAATAACCTTCTTTATTAAAAATAATACTATTTAAAATATTCGCATCCTTCACAGTCAACTACTTCACATAAACCACAAGGATTTTTCTTATCATTTTCCCTGACTTTTTCCATTGCATATGTATATGCTATATCATCAATATCGATATCCATTATTTATATTCCTCCGGATAGATTAAAATTTATACTCTTCTCGACCTTTAACCTGGACACTTTTCAATTTTTCGATATATCCTTTTCTATATCTTAATAACATTATATCATACTACATTATAAATTACAAGTGTTTTTATTAAAATAAATGTAAATAATTTAAAATAGTTTTAGGTTAATAATGTTAGTAAAATTAATAACATATGATAATATTGACATATATAATATGAACGTATGTTTGCTTTTAGGTCTGAACTTGTTAGGTTATCCCTAACTAATTAGAACGTATGTTCGTTTTAAATTGACCGGTGAATATGAACATATGAACATATGATAATGTATCTATATATAATTATATTCTGGCCTGGTGTAAGTATTATTATATATGAACATATGAACATATGAACATAACCGCCCTCGACCCTTCGTAGCGTGAATAAAGGTTATCCTAAAATTCATACTATTTTTTGAATATACAAACATACGTTCTTATTGCAATTTACTGCAACATTTTGCATTTTACTGCAAATTTATATATTGCAATTTACTGCAAAAACTTGCATAGATTACTTGACATCTATTAAATTATCTGATATACTAATAATGGATAAATGTATCTATTAACATATGTTAATATATTCATATCTATCGATATTTTAAATTGAATATTCAATTATTTGAAAGTTCAAATTGAATTCCATTAACTATTTAATAATAAGAAGAAGGGAGGGTAGTTAGATGGTTAAACAAGCGAACTTATTGATGTTTAATTTAAGTCTTACAATACTAAATACAGTCTTAACACGATTGATAGAAGGGGCATTAATAGTTCCAGAAGATTTACAAATATTTAAGATGGGAGAAAGAGACGCATATTTGGGTGGATATTACTTAATGATGTCTTCAAAAGGGTTTCCTCTTGTTAAAGAAGGAGAGAGAGTTAAAGAAGGTATAATAGATTTTAATAAAAGAGTGTTAACATGGATGGAAATGTAAAAACAAAAGTACCTGTAAACATAGCATTATTCCGTCCGCTGCTAAACATAGCATTCAATTTACTTAAATGGAAGATAATTGGTAATCAATATGAGATTGCATTTGCAAAAGTACATAACCTAATATCTATGTATGTAAATCCTCAAACAGAAATGTTCTCTTTAAAGATTACAGGTAATAAAGATATTATGGAGATTAGCGCGGATAAAATAGATGCGTTAGTACTATCAAAAGATAAACTGACTATTATAGGAGATTTTAATGGGAGCAAAACAAATCAAGAAAATAACATCACGTTATCGTGAAATAATGCGCCGTCTTATATGTGGTGATGCTCGTGCTGACATTGTGCGTGATGTCAGGATGTCAGACACAAACTTTTCCATAATAACTAACTCAGAATTATTTGTAGCGGAAAAAGAGAAAATGGAGAAAGAGATTAGAGACGGTCTTATTAAAAAGCTTGGTGAAGATAGAGCGCTTAGACCCGTTGACCAGATACTTGAGGATGCTGTAGAAGAGGCAGCACGTACGGATGTACAATTAATGCGTAGCGGTTCTGAGAAAGTTAAAAGAGACTGCGCTTGGGATATTATGAATAGACGTGGCTATAAACCAAAAGAACATTATGAGATAGAAGGTGCAGTTGTATTAAAAGGTGAGATGGCTGATAATGTAAAGAAAGCTTTGGAGGATATAAGTTCCGATGGCACAAAAAAGTGAGCTAGCGGAATTAGGACTTCAAAGCTTTTATTTTTTCTCACGTGGTATAATAGGCAAGGATTACATGACCAAGCCTCTTCACATACCTTTATGTAATTTCTTACAAGATATGAAGATACTACGAAAGCTTGTAGTTCTTCCTCGTTCTTTTTTAAAAAGTACTCTTGGTTGTATATCATGGCCTATATGGTTAGCATTGCATAATCCAAACATTAGGATACTTATAGTATGTAACATAATAGATAATGCAATGAATCATCTTAGGCAAATAAAAGCTATTTTTGAGACAAATGATTTATTTAGAAATCTATATCCAGACATAATACCTAACACAAAGAAGGTTCGCTGGAGCGACCATGCTGTTGAAGTTAAACGCACGATGGGTTGGGGAGAGGCAACATTTAATGCAGCAGGTCTTGGCACAAACATTGTATCAACACATTTTGATGTAATCATAATGGATGATATCTTGACAGGTAAGAAAGATTCTGTAACGAAAGAAGAGTTAATGCCCTCGGTTCTCGAGATAGGTCGTGCAATCGGCTGGTATAAATTGTCAATGTCCTTACTTGATACCCCATCAAGAGGACGAGTTTTATATCTCGGGACTCCTTGGGCATTACATGATGTAGTAGATTATATAATGAATGAAGATGGCACGTTCACGTCTTTTACACAGAATGTTTACGTTGACGGCGGGTATAATAAAGATGCACCAAAAGAGGTGCCGATATATCCAGAACGTTTCAATGTTGATGATTTAGCAATTATAAAGAAGGTTCAAGGTTCATACATATATGCTTCTCAGTACTTATTAAAACCACTTCCCGCTGAGAAGATGATATTTAAATCAGAATACATACAATATTTTACAAACTTACCTGAGAACGTTCCATACTATGTATTTACATATGTAGACCCAGCGATATCAGCGAAGAAGACAGCGTGTAACACAGCTATCATAACGATAGCACGTACTTGCGATAATAGAATATACGTTCTGGACTTAATAAGAGAAAGGGGCATGTCTCCTAACAAATTGCTCGTAGAGATATTCAAAGTACATAGAAAGTATAACCCTATGTTTATAGCAATAGAGTCAGTAGCATATCAAGAGTCAATAGGAATGAATTTAAAAGACAAGATGAAGGAAGATAACTATTTCTTCTCTATTCGTGCAGACACACCAACTGGTGATGACTCTAAAGACTCTCGAATACGTGCAATGCAACCAAGGTTTGAGGCAATGGGAGTGTGGATTAAGCAGTGGATGAATGGTCTTGAGACAGAGTTGTTAGAATATCAAGGAGTTAAAGAGAGTCCTTATGTTGATGCAATTGATGCACTATCTGGTGCCATCCGACTTTCTAGTTGTCCACCACCACCAGAAGAGGTAGTTAAAACAGAGGAGACGATGGCGGATATATTAGCACAATTAAGGAAGGCAAGAGGATTTAATCTCCCATTTCAAAAGCAGTTAGCAGAGATGACTAAGGATAGAGATTATTAACATAATCAATTTCAAAAATTGAAATTTATAATGTAATTAAATATATGGAGCCTGCATATCTTGTGGTATGTAGAAGTGGTAGCCACATTAAGAGGGTGGGTAGTGGCTAAGCATATATTAATAAATAATAGGAGGGAACATATTGTGAAAAAGACAGACCCATTAGGATGCTTTGAAACAGATGGAGTAATACGTGATGGACACTGTGGACTTGCAACTGCAGTATTCTTCTCAAAAGTTGTTGATACAGAGATGATACTGTGGGATAGTATTGATGGTGCCTTTGGAGATGAACTCTTGCACGTATATTTAAGTTGCAGCACGTGTATATTTACACCTTTTAAGTCCAAAGCGGTTAGTAAAGGAATTTACTTGGAGATTGTAAGTGGTGAAGGTGGAGTTATAATAGATATAGAACCATAAGGAGGTTATTATGCCACTCAAACAAGGAAGTAGTCAAGCTACTATATCAAGTAACATATCAGAATGCATGTCAAGTTATAAAAAGACTGGTAAGATAGGAAACACAACTCCAAAGAATGCGGCGCATGCAAGGAAGATATGTGCGGCAGCGGCATATTCAACCGCTCGCAAGTCATCGACACATAAGTCATTACTCAGCAAGTTAAAGGAGAAATAATGGCTGATACAAAAGAAGAACAGCTTATAAAGTGGAAGCAGAAGATTAAGTTAGGCATTCTCTATCAAGCTAACTATGGACATACCTCTAAATGGCCTCTCTTTGAAAGATATTTTGAAGGGGACTGGGGGCAGGGTATATTACCCGTTAACTTAATATTTGCTTTTGGCAAGTCATTGTTACCTAACGTGTATAATCGTAATCCACATGCTATCTTATCCCCAATGGGTCCAGGGAAGATGTTACAAACAAAGGCAACAGAGCGTGTGCTTAATTATCTTGTGTATGAGACTAATGTAAAGAAACAGATAAAACGTATGTGTCAAGACTCTTATATATATGGCACGGCTATAGGTAAGTGTGGGTATGATAGTGAATATGGTTATGCGTCAGATAAGTCTGTTGGTATTATACCTGGCGAGGGTACATTGACTGGATTTGGAGATGATGAAGAGAATATAGAATATAGAGTTGATGTTAAGCCTGGAATGCCTTGGTTCTTAAGAGATAAACCGGCAAATTTCATACTACCTTATGGATACATAGATATAGAAGCATCACCTTGGTGTGCAACAAGGGTTATGCGTCCTCTTGAAGATGTGTTATTAGATACAAAATATATTAACAAAGGAAGTCTTAAAGGTGGGCGCACATTTAAAGAACATAACATTAAAGCTACCAAACAAACAGATACTGAAGGTGCTGTTAAAGACAGAATGTTTGAGAAAGTTTGTGAAGAAGAGGACTGGGTAGAAATATGGGAGATAAGAGACTTTAGGACACGCAAGGTTTATGCTATATCTATGGACCATGATAAGTTTTTAAGAGATGATGTAGATGACTTACAAGTAGAAGGACTTCCATTCCTTCCGCTGATATTTAATGACTCTGGATTTGGTTTCTGGGGAATATCTGATTGTCAGATAATTGAACCACAACAGTTAGAGTTGAATGAGATAAGGACGCAGGCACAGGCACATAGAAGACTATGTTTAATTAAAGCGATGGCAAGAAGGAATGCATTTAGTAAAGAAGAGAAAGATAAGTTCTTAAGTGGGGATGTAATGCCATTTATAGAAGTGGATACTGCACCAGGAGAAGATATAAGAAGTGTGGTAGAGCTATTAACTCCACACGTGCCACCAGACTTTGTACAACTAACTACACAGATAATGGAAGATGTCATGCAGATGTTAGGTTCTTCTCGTAATCAGAGAGGAGATTATAACACTGGTAGGCGCACAGCAACAGAGGCAAATATAGTACAGATGGCGGCACAGATAAGATTAAATGAAAGAAGAGACTGTACAGCAGATTTATTTACAGCTATCTGTCGTAAATATCTACAGTACGTGTTCACTTTCTGGAGAGATAAGTCTCAAGTTATTGATATAATAGGACAAGATGGTGCTAGATATTGGGTACAGTATACAGGTGCAGCTATTAAGGGGGAGTATAATATAAAGGTTAATCCAGATGACTCCTTACCTGTTACATTTGAAACAAGGAGATCAGAGGCTAAAGAATTATACCAGATGACTGCACAAGACCCTACTATCAATAGGGTAGAGATGTCGAGACAATTACTAGACCAATATGATTGGATTGAGACTGATTTATTATTAGCACCAAGACCTGGCTGGGGGAATAATCCAGAACAAGCAGTTCCTATAAATGCATTACAACGAATGTTAGGACAACAAGGAGGACAACAGGGATAAATGGGGAAGGCGTCTAATAATCATTGTTATTTATCAAGAGAAGCACGCCAGTGGTTAGATGGAGAATTACTTGGGGATGGATGTTTACAGACCTACTCATATCTTTCTGCGTGGTTTGCGTATACTTCTAAACATTCTGAATACATTCAGTATGTTACTTCTATGCTGGACGAGTTTGGGGTAAAGCGGAGTGGAAAGATACACACGCCTCGTGCAGGTTATTACTATTACGCATCACTGTGTTATGTAGAATTATTTCCTATTTGGATGGAATGGTACATGTATGGTGGGAAGCAAGTTCCAAAGGATTTAGAATTATCTTCTGTTGCGTGCAGGCAATGGTATATTGGGGATGGCTGTTTATGCAAAAGCCCTGCTGGGACACCATACATTTATATATCAACATGTGGCTTTCCTCCCGTTGACGTTTTATGGTTGGTTATGAAGTTGAACCAATTGGGGTTTCGTGCCTCCCATCAACCTGCACGTAATACAGTAATCATCTCAACATATTCTACTAAGGACTTTCTTAACTACATAGGAGAGTGTCCTGTTGAGTGTTATAAATATAAGTGGGAGTACTAATATGCCTTTATATCATATGAAGTGTAAAGAATGTGGAGAAGTATTTGATGCATATGCAAGAATCGATGATAGACATGAAATAAAATGTTCATGTGGAGGAGATGGAATTATATGGTTTGGAGGAATCAAGAGTTTTGCTAACCACATTTGGCGGCCATATATAGAAGAGAATATATGTCATCAACCTGTAATGGTAGAGAGTAAACAACATTTAAAGAAGTTATGTAAAGAGAACGATGTCATTGCGCATCGATTAGATTAAATAAGAGAGGAGGAGATAATGGACGAGTACATTGACAAACACTTTTTTAGGTCTTATAGAAGGGTAAATACTGCAGAAATGAGGCCTTACATCTTAGGTGAAGATATGGCTGACGTGAGAATAGATGAATCTGAAGACCCAATGAAAGATATGGGAATGATAGCACGCAACCCTAAAAATCATAAGGACCAGTGGTATGTAGAAAGAAAGTACTTTAATGATAACTATGAAGAAATTTAAAAGAGAGGAGGAAAATAATGGAAGTAATTAAAACAAACATCCCTATGAAGGATGTAGCAAAAGTAATGAGAGAGGTTGGGTACAACAAATCTGAGCCAGGTACAAGGTCATCTGCAATTGCTGCTCAAATAGCAGAGGCTGAGGCAAGACCTAAGAAGACTTTAGATGACGCTATTAATGCCTCAATGGCAAAGATAACACCAAATAAGCCAAGTGTTGTATTACCAAAGTCAGTTCCTGTAAAAAAGGTAGAACCGGAGATTGAGATAGATGAACTAGAAGTAGAAGCTGCACCTAAAGTACCTATTACAGAGGTACATCTTGGTGAGCCAAAAACTGTTACTATTGATATGACTACGATAGAGACTAAAGTAACATTTACAGGGCCTGGTTGGATAATAAGAGATATTAAGATAGCATACATGGAATTAATAAAAGCTTTTCAAATTAAGATACGAGATGAGTATCGAAAGGGGATTAAATAAAAATGGTAATTCAAGGCGAAGAGAATGTAAATGCACTAGAAGGTGCAGGAAAAGAAGGCGATAAAGTTATAGAGTCTGGCGATAAAGACAAATTTGCCTCCAAAGAAGAGGTAGCGGCATTAATGGAAAGTGTGAAGGAACAAGGAAGAAAAGGTGATGAGATATTTAGGTTGATAACTTCTCCTGAATTTATGGGCAGAAGTACTCCACCACCAACTCCTCCAAAGCCAGAAGAGAAAGGTCTTAGCCAAGAGGAAATAGATAAGTTAGAGCCTTCTCAAGTAGTAGGGCATATATTGAAGGAAGTTGGGAAGATGATGGAGAAAAATAACGCAATGCAGAAAGAGAACCTTGAGAATGTTGCTGCGTCTATTAAACAAATGGTAGATATAGCAGCTGATAAGGACGCATTTGCACAGATTGCACAGGTCAAGGAAGACTATGGAAGCGAAGAATTTGAGAAATACAGGCCTTCCATGGCTAAGATTGTTGCAGAAACACCAAACATAACTGCGGAGCGTGCATTTTTAATAGCTAAAGGAGAAGCTGACCCGATAAAGAAGAAAGCTGTTCGTACAGGTACTCCAACAGAGAAGCCTGGACAGAACGCTGAGTTCACTGACACTAACCTCACACCTAAAGCAGCCGCTGAAAAAGCTTATGTTAAAGCTTTTGGAGCAGATGAAAATCCAATTTAAACAACAAAAAAGGAGTTGAGGTAAATGACGGATTATACAAGAAGTGGTGATAACATTATCACAGCTCTTGACGATATGTATACTACTACGTGGCATTTACAGAGGAAGGTTGCAATTGACCAGATTCTAACTAAAAACGCTTTCTGGATGTGGCTAACTAAAGGTAAAGGACATGTCAGGCATGAAGAAGGTGGAAAGTTTATTGTAGTTCCATTAAAGTATGGTAGAAATAGTACCTTTAAGATGATGAGTCTTGGTGGAACAATAAGTTTAGTTAGAGATGAGAAGTTGACAGATGCTATTTTCGACTGGAAGTATGGCGCTGTTTCAGTAGTCAGATACTGGACTGAGACACTTAAGAACAGAGGTAAGTCAAAGATTATTGATATAATGAATACTGAATTAGAAGCCGCTAAAGACGAAATGGCTATGCAATTTGAGGAACAGTTATTTGGTGATGGTACTGGTGAAGGTGGACTTAATATAGAAGGATTAGATAACATGGTTGTTAGTAATGCAACTGGTAGCAGAGGCACCTTCGGTACTATTAATTCTGCAACTAAGACTTGGTGGGAGAATCAGTCTTATGACATGAGTGGGGAACCAGCAAGTGCTTGGTTAGACAAACGTGTTAGAACGCAGTTAAACAACTGTTCTCTTGGTCAAGGTCAAGAAGAGCCAGACATCATGGTAACTACTCAAGATGTCTATGAAATGGTTGAGGATAATACGTTAGAACAACATTACATCACTAATAAAACATTAGGAGATGCACAGTTTACTAACATTCAGTTTAAAGGTAGGCCACTAATCTGGTCAGCTAGTTGTGGGGCTAAGAAGTTATACACTCTTAATACAAAGTATATAGAGTTAATAATTGACCCAGCAGCTAACTTTTCTATGACAGATTGGAAATCTATTCCTAACCAAGTCAATGACAGATGTGCTCAAATTGCTGTTGCTCTGAACTTTATATGTACTAATAGAAATCGTCAGGGCGTAATATATGATATAGATGCGTAATCCTGAGTACCAAGCCAATGGTACTTCTGAGATAGCCAAAAAATCAAAAGGAGATGATTTAAGTGGGTAATGTAATTTTAGGTGCTAATGGTATAGCCATTAGACAAGGTATCTATTCTGAAAGTTCTGTCCAAATGACAGACTTAGGTAGATTTATAGATTTTGAAGACGGAAGAAGATTTAGATATTGCAAAGCAAGTGGTGCAGTTACCAAAGGGACTGTAGTTCAGGCTTCAGCAATAGATACAAATCATAGTGAACAATTGCAAACTGGTTATGGTCTTTCCATAGGGCAAAAAGACAATATTAGTGTATTGTTAACTGCTGCACCTACATCAAATGAGTATGCAGATGGTTATATGATTTGTAATGTAGGCACAGGCTTAGGGCAGATGTATAGGATTAGAAAGAATACTGCTGCTTATAGTCCGTGCAAACTTTGGTTATATGACCCAATAGTAACAGCAATTCCAGCTGCATCTGAGATATCATTGATTAAGAATAAGTACTTAGATGTAGTTACTGTAATTGCTACTACTCCAACTGGTGTTCCTGTTGGTGTTCCACTAATTACTATTACAATTGGAGGATATTACTTCTGGGCACAGACTCGTGGATATTGTCCAATACTTGCAGATAGTACTGTTACTCTAATAGTTGGTAATAACGTTATACGTGGTGCCACTGTTGCAGGTTCTATGGTACAGAATGCCGCAGATGTCCATCCTGTATATGGAGAGTTAGTGTCTGTATGTGCGGCCAGTGAGTATGCTGTAATTAATTTGAAACTGGAATAAGGTAGTTACACGAAGGGGGAGAGTTATGAGCTCTCCCTCTCATTCTACCAAAACATTATCAAGTTCAAAATTTGAATTTGAGAATGTAAATTAAAAAAGGAGAAGAATATTATGAGACATAGATTAAAGTATGCAAGAAATGCGCCTGATGGTAATGGCACGCTATTCAGGGGGGACATGTATCAAGTGCCAATGGGTGGGCTGCTTGGAGGAAACACAGGTCATCGCATCTGGGAAACGAAATTAACACCACAGTACACTGTAGGAACTCGATTGGTACTTGAAGATGGAAGGGTGTTTAGGTATGCGAAAGCGACTAATATCGTTTCGAATCGACACTTTGGACTAAAGTTTTGGTACCAGACTGGTGATGGACTAGCAACCACTGTGGCTCAAACTCAGGCGGTTGGCGATACAACAATTAAAATGGCTGATGCTGGTGCTGTTAAGGATGAATATCTTGGTGGCTATGTCATGATTCATGGCACTTACAACCAGTTTCGAGGAATTTTAGGCAACACGGTTACTAGCGGAGGATATACTATAATCACTCTTGATGCACCCTTGTCAGCAATTGTTACATCAGGAGCTACCTTCATTGAAGTTCTTCACAACCCTTATAATAGTGTACGATTAACTGCTGGCCCGTCGGGAGGCTTGGCAGGAGATGACTTTTCATCTGTAGCTGGAATATCGTTTGTTGTGACTACTGTAGCCGATACATACATTTGGATTCAAACATGGGGACCGATTTGGATTAATCCTCATGGTTCAAGTTTAGCGGCCGCTGGTGCACTAGGAGGTGAACGCAGAGTAGTCTTTGATGTTGAAGGTTCAATATGTATAGAAGAGGATGCTGCACATGGCCCAGGAGCTGCTAGTGATGACCATCAACTTGCTGGGTTTATCATTCCAAGGTTTGCTTCAGGTGTTTCTGGTACAGAGTTGATTATGTTACAGATTAGTCCATAAGTTAAAAGGTTTTGTGGCATTGAACCTAAAATGCCACAATTAAAATACATGAAAGAAGGTGAAACAAAGGATGAAGATTTTAGCAAAATATTTAGCAGTGGACACTCAGGTGCACGTAGGGAAATGTTATCTAATAGGTATGACTGCAACTGCTACAAAGACAATGAGTATATATAACATTGAAGGTGTTGCAAGTCTTGCTGATGCCAACAAGGTGTGTTGGGGAGTTGGCATTACAGTAATGCTTCCCAAGCCTGGGATAGAGTGTACTAATGGATTGTATGTTGCTAATAGTAGCAATCCTTGCATGGTATACTATAGTCTAGGTTAATATAACAGGGGGTGAAATTCCCCCTATCTTTTTTAGAGGAGAAGTAAAATGCCTTTAACTCAAACTACTTTAATAACCGAAATAGCTGCACAGATGGTTAGAGAAGACCTTAATGCAAGAATAGCGATATGGTTAAACTGGGGACTTACACGAATAGATAGATTTTGTGACTTAAAAGGTCTTGGTAAACATGTAAAGGCTGCTTGTGTTGTAGGACAGACGGAGTATGCGTTTCCAACTGACTTAAAGTATGTCAGAACGTTTAGACTGATGGACCACATTATGACTACGTTTGCTTATACTGCTGTTGTGGTAGCTACGGGGATAATAACATTAGATACAAATATTGCAACGGGAACTAGACTAATATTCTTAAATTCTGACCCTCCTGGTGGAGTTACAACAGGTACTACATATTATGCTATCAATGTATCTGCTACCACTATTAAATTGGCAACAACTGCTGCTCTTGCTGCTGCAGGAACTGCAATGACTTTAACAGGCCAAGGTAGTGGCACACATGTTATGGAAATATTTAATAGCGAGAATAGTAGGATACTTACCTATACTCCTGAGAAAGAGTTTGACACACAAGCACCAGATACATCTACTTTGTCTCCAGGAATGGCAGAAGGGTATGTAGATAAAGCAGATATATTTGAGTTAACAAGCCCTCCAGATGTAAGATATACAATGGATATAAGATATATAAAGTGGCAGGCAGAGTTGGCTGCTGGTGAAACACCTGAAGTTGCACGTATAGATGATTTAATAGTTGCCGCAACTATAGTAGAAGGGTGGCATGCTCTTGGTGAATTAAAGTTAAGGGATGCTGCACAGGATTATTTTATAGGTATGCTTGCAGCACATAAAGCAGTTGATAGAATAAGACCTGACTATGCACCAGTTGCGAAGGGGTATGGCTCTCAGGGATTTAGAAGTAGCAATATGATGGCTGAAGCATATAAGTATCCTTTTATAAGGGGATAACATGGATTATTATACAGTATCTAACCCTTCCCCCAGCTATTATGTGACAACTGTTGCACCTAAAACATGGTATGAGTCTTCTATTATAGCCATACGTACGTGGTTATCCCTTGCTAATCAAGATGCAAAGACATGGGCAAAGCTAAAAGAATTGGGCTTAACCACATGGAAGAAGTTAGGTGCAGTGAGAGGTACTGTTACATTTTATTACATGGTGCCTGAGCCAAGCACATCATTTTATAGTGTGCTTGGTCCAGATACTACGTATTATGAGGTGAGTGCATGAATAAAAAGAATATTGTTATAACTGTAATGTCTGTTTTAATACTTACTTGTTTGTTTGCATTTGCGAGGACTACTACAACTGATTTAGGATTAGTAAAACCTGTTTGGACTGAGAATGTAGATATATTAGATGACATAAATGCCAACTCTGATATATTAGAGGCGTTTGCAAATGATGTGTTAGCATATGACCTTTCGCCTGTCTTGCGTGCAAATTTAGATATATCAACATTTAATATTGAAGGAGTAGATGCAACAGAGTTTGGGTATCTTGATGGTATATCAGCTTATGGAGGAACGTTGATAGATGATGCAGATGCTTCTGCAGCAAGAACTACACTTGGCTTGGTTATCGGTACGAATATACAAGCATATGATGCAACTCTATTAAGTATTGCTGCACTTGGTACTGCTGCTGATAAGATAGCATATACTACAAATGTAGATACTTGGGCAGAGACTGCTTTAACTGCCTTTGGCAGAAGTATTATTGATGACGCTGATGAGGCAACATTTAAGGGAACGGTTAATTTAGAAATAGGCACAGATGTTCAGGCTTATGACGCACAACTTGCCGACATAGCAGCACTTGCCGTTACTGATAGTAATTTTATTGTAGGTAATGGCACAAACTGGGTAGCTGAAAGTGGTGCAACTGCAAGGACTTCTTTAGGCTTGGCTATCGGAACTAATGTTCAGGCATATGACGCAGCCCTCACTTCTATATCAGCTCTTACTTATGCATCACCTTCATTTATTAAATTAACCGATAATGATACCTATGCAGTCAGGACACTAACAGAGACAAAGATAGATTTAGATGTAGATGATTTAGAAGCTGTAAATAATTATACTGATAGTCCTATGATAGTTACGGGAGGTGCGATAACTGTAGGCACCAATGCAGGCACATTTAAGGTGGCTGCTCTTACTGCATTGCTTCGGGCAACCGATAGTGCTGTAGGTGCATTAACTTATAAAACCCTTGCCGTGCAAGATAATCAGGCGATAACTGCTGCCAATACATTTTATTATATTGTGCTTAATTATGCTGGAACACCAACGATAACAATAGAAACAAGTATGCCTAATAATACAACGAATATTTATATAGGCTCTGTGATGAAGGATGCCTCTAATAATGTTCATTTTATAAGTAGTGGGCTACGACTTCAAGATGGAGTGGCTAAATTACACAGAAGGGCAAAGACATTAAGGCAAGTAGAATTAGATGGTGGTTCTGCAATAGCTTATAGCGGAACAAATAACTTCACAATGGAAACAGGTTATGCCTTTAGCGGAATAAATTTATTTGAAATGGCTTCTTATGACTCTGCTACAACTACATTCACACCTGTTTATCAAAATGGCAGTGGTGGCTGGACAGAAGGTGCAGAAAGTAATGTGATAGATTTTGCACACTATGATGATGGAGATGGAACTCTTGGAGATGTAGGTGTGGCGAAATATGGTACACATTGGGTATACAGACACGCTGATGATAGTCACGTTTATGTTGTTTATGGCAGAGATAGTTATTCTCTTGCTGCTGCCGAAGCAGAAGGTGAACCTACAAGACCTACACACTTGACTAACTTCGGAGCATTAATCGGAAAGATTGTTGCACCTCAAGCTGGTGGTAGTTTTGCTGCTATACAAATGGTAACTGAAACTTTCTTTACTGGTACTGCTGTAAGTAATCACGCAAATTTATCTAACCTTGATTATGCTGCTGCTGGACATACTGGCTTTGCAGCTACTGCTGATTTACATACACAAAATACTGATACAGACCTTGACGCTACCTTTGAGGCAACATTTGGTAAACATACAGATAAGTTAAGTGCCTTTGCCGCAACCACCTCTGCCGAACTTGCAGGGGTAATAAGCAATGAGATAGGTGCAGGTAAATTAAGGTTTGATACTGCTGTTACTGCTAAAACTACTACGGCTACTTTAAATGTAAATGAAGCAGGAACAATATTATGTAGTGCTGCTGGTGGTGCGTATACTATTACGTTACCAACTGCTGTAGGCAATATGGGGCTTACTTATCACTTCATTAAGACTGACGCTAATTATACACTTATTACTATTGACGGTGATGGCACTGAAACGATTAATTATGAAAATGCAACAGGTGCACCTACTCTAACCTATGTAAGGTTAAATACTTATTGTGCAGAAGCAACTCTTGTAAGTGATAATGCTAATTGGCAATGTATTAATGAGAGATTGGGACAGGTGCCAATGTGTCACGTTTATTCAAATGCACTCCAAGAAGATTTTACCGATGCAACATTTCTAAGGGTTGAACTTAATACAGAAACCTATAATATAGGGAATAATTTTGATATTTCTACTTGGGTTTCTGGAAATGCAACATCAACCTCAGCGAATCATTTAGTAGATACTGGTGGAGCTTTCACTGCTGCAATGGTAAATACAAGGGTAAAAAATACTACTGATACTACTTATACATATATTACTGCATATAATTCTGTTACAGATGTAACAGTTAGAAATGATATTTTTGTAAATACGGAAGGATATGAAATTAAAAAATCCAGATTTGTCGCACCTGTTTCTGGTTATTATAATACTATTATAAACCTAAATTGGGTTGGTGCATCAGTTATAGTAGATAAACGATTAGGATTTGAACTCAGAAAAGATGGGACGGAAGTTATCCGAAATTGGATGCATACATCTGTTGCAAAAGATATTCATAATACAAGTACAACAAATATAGCTTTAAGCAAAGATGCTGTTATAACATTGTATGGTTATAGTGACTCTGGGGCAAATACAGTTGATTTATGGTATGGTGCATCTAACACATTCTTGCAAATTAAATTAGTTTCAAAATACTAAAACATTTATGCAAATAAATAAGGAGATGATATAATGGAAGAGATTTTATTTAAGTGGATACCAACAGTTGGTTTTCCTATTGCGGTGGCAACTTATGTTTTACTAAGAATAGAACCTAGATTAAATGCATTAACTGATGTAGTGAAAGATTTAACTGCGATTGTAAGTACTGACTCTGCAAATACGAAAGGTGTTAAAGACGCAATAGATAGGCTAACAATTGAGATTGCAAGGATGAATAGTAAATAGGGAGTAGCTATGTCATTATATATAACTAAAGATTTTAAATTTGCTGAAATTCGATGCCCTTGTGGGTGTGGTAAGGATAGACCAGTTGATGCACGTTCTATATACCTGTTACAGAGTCTTAGAGATTATATAGACCAACCTATTTACGTATCTAAAGGTGGAGGTATACGGTGTCCTAGATACAACAAATCTATAGGTGGGTATTGGAACTCTGCTCATTTGTTTGCTAAAGCTTGGGACATTAAATCCCCTGGGATGAGTGTAATTGAACTTGCTGAGGAAGCTAAGAACATAGGCTTTGACAGAATAGGATTATATCCTGATAGTGGGCATGTACACACTGATACTTTTAGACCTATGCCAAGTGAAGCGTGGGTTAAATGTAGAGGAAAGGATTTCATTTACTTTAAGAAGTTTAAAGATGCTATTAAGTATGTTAAACTAATAAAAGAAGGGAGGTGAAAAAGATGGGAAAGTATCGATGGCACGGAACTATGTGGAGTAATACAGGATGTCCTGGAGAATATTACAACGCTGGTTGGTGGACAGCAGATGGTAAAACATTTATTGTGACAGATTATAAAAATCCAGCAACTGGAAAGCCTTACACTGAAACAGAATTAGACAAGATACAGGGTGTTGTGGTTCCTCCAATTGTTATACCTGTTAAACCTGTAAGTGTAACTTCAGCGTGGGTACTTGGAGTTATTATTCTTATACTAGCAGCTGGAGTGATTTGGTTCGTAACTAAATAATATTAAAATAAGGAAGGAGGTGAGATTAATGGCTCAGATACTTAAAGTGTTACAGATGTTATTAAGTATAGTTCCTATAGTTCTAACTTTAATACAATCGTTTGAAACTCCAGGTTTTGGTAAAGAGAAGAAACAGGTCATACTAGATGCAATTGGTTCATTCTATGACCAGTTACAGATTACAGTTATAACTAGGGAAAAGTTATTAGGTATTGTTGGTAGTTTTATAGATATAGCAGTAGGTTTCTTCAACGCAGTTGGGTGGTTCAAACATGGAAACCCTACACCCAGTTCTTAGGAGATAGTTGGTTGGAGAAGCAGACTATGCCAAGATGGGAGAAACTATTTAAAGCACTAGGAATTTACAATAAGGATTATCATGAACAGTATCGTGCACATATTAAGAGTGAACGATACAAAACTTATATAGATTTGGTGGCTAATGACATACAAGAGGGATTTAGAGTTTCGAATAAAGCAGATATAAAAGCTCTAGTCTTCTCTACACCAACTTTTTCGATAACAAAGGAGTTAAAGTAGATGGCTAAAGAAGATGTAGTAATAAAACCGTTTCCTATATATGCGCCTACTTTGGGTATAATAGGTAATATCCCATCTACCATGTTAGACCCACGTGCCTTCACAAATTGTAATAATATAAGACTTAAAGATGGAGTAGCAAGTAAAAGAACAGGATATGTAGCATATGCAGCAGGTGGTGCGATAACAGGTGTGCCTTTATTATTATTCAGTTATCAGCAGTTTGATTTGACAGAGTATGAAATATTGGTCACAACGACTGACGTATATTATAATAATGCAGGCACGTGGACCTCTCTTGTAGGTAGTTTGAATGGAACAGTAGATGGGAGGGCAAGTTTAGCTTTTATAGAAAACCATATGGTGTTTACTAATGGTGTAGATGCCCCAGCTAAGTGTCTTGGAATTTCATGGAGTGCTCTTGATGATGGAAAGACTATTGGGTGGGCAGATTATAGACCTAAAATATTTGTGCCATATAAGGAACGCTTGTTAGGGTTTAATGATAATGTAAGTGGAACTGAAACAGCCATTAGAGAAATTCATTCAGTGCTTGGAGACTTTGATAATGTTAATGACGCAGGTGCAGGATTTAATGACTTCACACGAGGAATGGGTAATGAGATTGTAGGTGCTGCAGAACTTAAAGACTACGTTGCTGTGTACAAGAACATGAGTTGTTGTTTACTTGACTACATTGGTGGCTCAGGTCTATATTCTTTAAATGCACACGTTCAAGGAATAGGGCTAGGAGCGCCTCATTGTATTGCTAACTTAGGGACATCACACATAATTTTAGGTAGTGATTGGAACATACATGAATGGAACGGTGGTTGGGAACTCAACCATATTGGAGACCCCATCAAGAAACTGTTGCAATCAGAGTTGACGGCAGCAAGTAAAGCTAAAGCTAAGAGAAACTTCTGTGTGGTTAACCAAGAGCAAAGAGAGGTGACATTCTTCATTGTTATAGGTGCGAATGATTATCCAACAAGAATGTGGACATATAACTTGGATGACAGAAGTTGGGTAAAGGGTACTATTGCATTAATATCTGGTGGTGGGTCTGTTACTAAAGCAGGGGTAGAACGTTCGCTGTTAGGGCTATCTGCAGGAACTACACATCACTATGATTACTCTGCAT